TGGTACGCCCGGAGGGATTCGAACCCCTTAAATATTTAATGAATATGCGGTTTCGGGTCATATCTGACTAATGCTTGACTAATTCATAAATGTATTTAATTTTTCTACGGTTTCTTTAAAGTGATTTGTACGAATATGTGTATAAATATTTCTTGTAACCGAAATGTCGCTATGCCCTAATAAATGTTGAGCATCTTTTACGTCTATCCCTGCTTCAAAAAGTATTGTTGCGTAAGTATGACGCAACTGATGAGCAGTTATATCAAGTCCTGTTTCTTTTTTATATTTATCCCAACGACGTTGAAAAGCTGAATAACCGAGTGGCTTTGTACCGTCAATCGAAAATATAAAATTTTCATCTTTTCCTTTAGGAAGTTTATCTGCTAATACATCAAGCAAAACCACTTTGCGAGTGCCGTTTTCTGTTTTAGTACCTTTAATATGAGGGACGTTGCTTTTATGATATACAGATTTATAAACATTAATTTCTTTATTATCGAAATCAATATCTTTAAACTGTAAAGCAAGAGCTTCGCCTTTTCTTAATCCGGTGTATAACAAAAAATATGGGAATAAACCAAAAGAACAATTTAGACTATTTTTCACTGCTTCGGTTTCTTCTTCTGTAAGAGGTTGTCGTTTGATAGCTGACTTGCCTTTTGGAGGACTAATATATCTTGTAGGGTCATTTTCAACATAGCCTTTTATATAGGCGTATTTAAAAACTAATCGGACTATGGATAATTGGTCCTTTATGGTTTTTGTTGCATAATCTCTTGTTACGTAATAGTCTAAATATTGCTCAATATCGATAGGCTGTATTTCTTTGATATATCTATCATCAAATTCTTCTACTGCGTGACTAAGTAAAATTTTATATCTTTTTGCGGTATTATACTCTATCTTAGGAAAATGTTCTTCTTCCCATTCTTCTGCAACTTCACTAAACAGTTTGCCTCTTTCTTCTTGCTTGGTGTAAGCAAGAATTTGACGATTAATGTCACGTTCAGCTTGTTGTTCCGTAGTTTTACTACTGTAAAAATACAACCGTTTACCGTTGATTGTAACGACTTTTAAATATCTTCCGTCTTTTCTTTTCTTCATTTTAATACACTCCTTTTTTAAAAATTAGTATTGCAAAAATAGAGTGTATGTGATACAATAATTTTGCGAATATGTGTTTCAATACACTCTTATCCTCCGACTGTTGGTAGCGGTCGGGGGATTTTTTTATTTTAAACATATTAAATCCGACACGTTTAAAATCCTCGCTTTTGCTTATATAATTTTACTTACTACATAAATTATCAATATGAGCAAATTTACTATTGTTCCAACTTCCGATGTAATCGTTGCAAACACGTCACACCGACTGTTGTATATTATGAATTGCAAATCTTCTTGCTTTATGTCCATTTTTGACACTTCCTTAAACGATACTTTCGCAAAAATTCTATTAACAATGTATGTAAATATCATTGATACTACAAACAAAACTAAAGAGATTAATATCGACACTTTGATTGCTGTATACACCCAAAAAGCAAAAGTAGCTAACATATTTACAATACCGATTATACCGATAATCGTTCCAATCTTTTTATTACTGCCGGTGAAATGTGAGCCGGCATATATTTGCTTGTGAGCAAAAAAGAAAAATATAACGCACAGAACATAAAAAAACATAAGACAATACCACCTTTCTTATCATATATTTAATCAAAACATTTCTTGCAAGGTGTATAACCTTCGTTAATTGCCCTACTTTCAATCATTGCTTTTATACTGCCTGAAGAAAGATATTGGCAACCAAACCTGTGATATTTTTTACCGTTCGTTGTTACATAGACAAGATTAGCACCCGGCACAGAGTTTGATGTGTTATCCGATGTAGTATCTGAAGTGCTATTGTTTCGTGGCTTTAAGCTAAGCGGTTTACGTTGCATATCAGAATAAAATTGTTGCATTGCTGTGGTTATATATCTATTAGCCGTATAGCCGCTTAATGTTGCAAAACCAACAGCAAATGCTATAAATATTAATATCATTGGTGCTAACCAACGTTTTAAAACTTTCTTCTTGATAGCTTTGATGTAATCAATCTGCATTTGCTCAACGGTTTCTTCATCTTCAAATGCTAAACGGTCAAGGTCTAAACGAGGATATTTTTTGTATTTGTTTTTCTTTTCAGTATTTTCTTCAAACGTAATCTTTATCTTTTTCATATAATTTTTCCACCTGTATATGTGCGACTATTTATTCAAGAGAATCATTATGTCACAAGTAATATTCAACAAAAGCCATTCAAAGCATAGTATAAGTTTAATTGTATTGAAAATCGGAAGTTTAAGTATAACAGCTATTACAATACCGATTATACAAGATATTATGTGTATGATAATAGTAAATAGGCTTAGGTGTTTAAAAAATGTACTTCCTATAATAAAAAGGAATGATATATTTAATAACCAATATGCAGGAGTGAAATATCCGACAATACCCAATATAGGAAGTATAATATCTAAACCGAAAGTTAATAAAATTATTGCAAATTCCATTTTAATTCTCCTTGTATAACAATCGTGGTAATTTTTACATACTTATTCTATTACCCCTCACAATAATCTCTAATCCTCTGCTCAATAAATTTTTCTTTACAACCTGTCATATTTGATATTTGTTGTACTGTATATTCATTGCTTATATATTCGCACACATCATCATCAGAAATAGCGAGGAAAGTTGCAAACAAGTCAGCCTCATTCTCATATTTATCGGGAACTTGAAAAGTTGAACGCTCCATAAATATACGATTAGTTTTTCTATGTAGCACTGCGTGACCTATTTCGTGACGCAATACTTGAAGTTGCATAAACTCATCAAGTGAACTGTTGATGTATATAACCATTCCACGCTTGTAGTATTGGTAAAAACCGTGTACATTTTCGCCTAAATCAGCATAAGCAACTTTTATATTCATTCCTTGCGCTATATCTATTGGATTGCGAGAATGATACTTAGATACAATTTTATTTACAATCCTATTCATAGGCAATACCTCAATTATTTTTACGATATTTCTTCGGTGTAAACTTGGCTTTGTTTTCTTTCTTTATCATTTCCATACCCATTTTCATAGCCATTATTATTTTTTGAACATCCTCATCTGTTGCGGGAGAACCGTCAAACATTAAACCGTCCTGAGATAATAATTGCTGTTCGGTATCGTCTAATATTTCTTGTATTTCTTTTTGGTCTCTATTGTTTAGCTCCGGAAGCTGTTCCTCATCACGTCCCAATAAATAGTCAATCGAAACATCAAATATTTTTGCACATTTTAAAAGGCTACTATTATCTATTCCAAATTTTTCATTCTCCCAACCTGACAGAGCTGCTTGCGTTACTCCTAACATTTCAGCTAACTGTTGTTGGGTTAGTTTATTCTGTTTTCGTAATTCTTTAAGGCGTAGCATTTTTGTCACCTCTCTATCATAATATAAATTCTATTTATATTATAAACACTATTTATATTTTTGTAAAGATATTTTTTGAAATATAAAAGAAATATAAAGAAAATTTATAAAATCTATTGACAAAATTATAAAGTTAGCTTATAATATAAGCATACTTTATAAAAAAGGAGTGAGAAAATGAACGGAATAGAACATTGCAGAAAAAAAGCAGGGCTTACACAAGTACAGCTTGCCGACTCGCTCGGAGTAAGCCAAGCAAACATATCTGCTTGGGAAAAAGGAAAAGCTTTTCCGTCAGCTGACAAGTTGCCTAACATTGCGGAAGTGTTGAAATGCAAGATTGATGATTTGTTCGGTAAATAAAAACTAAATAGGGAGTAGGGAGATGAAAAAGTGCGTAATAAAAACGATATAAATATATATCAAACAATAATGGTACTTAATATTATTACTTGTGCGACAACGATTATGAATTTAATAATCCAAGCAATCCAAATAGTACGTTCAATATAAGTGAAAATCAAACAAGGAGGTAGAAAATATGGATAGTAAAAAACATAAACGTTTTTTATGGATACAAACAATTACATCATTAGTGGCTTTGATAATAGCTATCATTTCACTATTGATACGATTAAAGCAATAATAGCTGTAATTAATGCTAATCCAGAGATTATAGTGTTTATCCATTCGTGAATATTGTGCGATTTCTTTTCAGTTTCTGATGTAAGAAGATTTTCGATATAAGCTATACCTTGTTCAGTAAGATATATGAGTTTAGGTTGGTATAGTTGGGAAGAGTCAATAAAAATTAACTTGTTTTTTAACAAGGCTTGAATAACTTTATCCTCAATGTTTACATTGAAATGTTTGTATAGCTCATTTTCATTAATTCTTTTATCGGGATAAAGATATTTCAATATACATACTTGTCGATTGCTTAACATAAATATCACTCCTTAAAACTTGTAAAAGCAGATATAGAAAATTATAGCACAATGTGGATAGCAAAACAAGAACAGAAAGTAAAAACTAAATAAGGAGCAGAAAAATGGTTGATAAAGAAACATTAGGTCAATACACAAAAATAGTAGTAGAAACAGACGAAGAAAACCCTGTAACCATTGCGGTTATACAATCTAATTCCGTAGATACCGTCAAAGGTTACAGAGTAAGATTAACACCTAAATATAATTAGTAAAGGAGCGAAAAGAATGATAGTAATGATAGCGATTGCTTGTGGCACTCTCGCTGCTATAGCGTTTCCAGTGTCGGTTGTAATGTTGGTAAAGAGTTTCTTGCAGAAGTGGAGGTGAACGAAATGGCACTTGAAAAGCCCTCGTATAGGGACAACCTTGAAAGGATTAAAGAGGTTTATCCCAATAAAGAAATGTTGAATGTCAAGAATGTTGCAACGTTCTGCGGATTGAATAGAAAAACAGTATTAGAGCTATTTGGTTTTAATAAAGGATATATCTCTGTCGCTAAGTTAGCAAGAGAGATGTCATAAAAATTAAATACCTTGCAGGCAGAAACGAGTTACTCTTTTTGTGACCTCCATTTTACTGTATATAGTATCATACTTAAGTATTTTTTAGAGTAACTCGCTTGTGCCTGTGAGGAAAACGGCTCCCTAAAACAGGGACTCATAAATATTGGCAGTGAAAGAGAGGTAAAACATATGTACATTATAGGTGTAGCTTTGTTTAGTTTCGGTATCGGACTATTCGGCGGTTGGAAGTTAATGAGAGAGGAAGATAAGAAATGAATTTGATAATGAGGATATGGAACAGCCTGAATGAAAAAGGTCGAAGAGCGTGGGTTGATACCGGTAAGGCAATGGCAGATATGAAAGGCGGTATATATGCCGCAGAAGAACAACCACAAACACGCAGTCACAAGTTTGACGAAAAGACCAACAGACAGATAGACCAAGTGATTGCGTTGGTGAATGGCAAATGAAAAATACAGAATATATCATTGCGGTAACAATGTTTTCAATGTTACTGATAGCATTTGAAATAATCGTGATGATGAATATAGGAGGATAACAAATGACAACAGTTCAGATAAGCATGCTACATAATTTATGTATGCAGATTAATTTGTTGGCGGCAAAACGTGACGACGCGCCTGTCGTGATATACACAATGGTAGGTGACAATAAGTTTGCACCGGTTATATGTATAAGCGTGTATGAGGGTAAGCCGTTTAAAGAAATTATGTCGTTGTGTATTCCGACTGACAAAACAGTCGATAAGAAATACAGATTACAATTAAAGATGTTGAAAGACATCAAGAAGAAGTTGGAGGTGAAAGAGAATGAATAACGAAGTAGAGAGTTACAGAAATGACGAGCTTGTTTCAATATTAAATGCATTTCCCGACAGAACTAAAATATTGATTAATGGCAGTGCTGATTTTGAAGTACGTTATAATCGTAACGGTGGCGAGCCGTACATCAATATCGTTGCAAAAGAAAAGACCGTCATAGCGGCAACTCAATAACGGTCAAAGGTAATTACATAGATTAATCTATGTTTTACATATATTATACCACAAAAAAATAAAAAATCAAGAAAGGAATGATAAAAAGTGGGTAATGCAAATTTATTAGAGGTCGCTCGTGGCGCAATCGGTGAAAGATTGGATTATGAGCTAAGCAAGGTCGTTGATAATATCGCCGACCTAAACACCAAAGCGGACGCAGTAAGAAAGATAACATTGACGTTATCACTAAAGCCGGACAGCGAAAGACAGAACATCAAAATGTCAACACAGGTTAAGTCAACATTGACACCAACGAACAACATTGAAAGTGCGTTGTATTTGACGGAATCAGACGAGGGCAAAGCGTTAGTCGAAATGTTGCCACAAGTACCGGGACAAATGGCATTAGACGGCTCGGAGCAAGACGAACCGAAGATTATAGCGATTAAGAAAGCAATGTAATTTAAAGGAGGATAAAGATAATGATTGATAGAGAGTTTATTGAAAAAATCGAGGATATGACAGGACCAAAGGTGATTGTAACACAGCAAGGTGCTTTTGCGGACAAGCACTTATATAGGGTTGAAAACAAACTTGCTGATACAATAGTCCTTTCAAGTCTAAGCGGTTTGGCAGAGATGATAAAACAAGAGATGAGCGAGTATAATCTTCCGCTGTTCGTCAGAGCAACATCAGCAGAACGAGTACACGTGTTCGGTGCAATCAGAGATGATATGCAACGTGAAAGACCTTTTACTGCCGAAGCAAAATTTATCGATTTCGATTTTAACGAGTATATAAGCATTGAAAATATGATTATCTGCCTAAAATCACGTTTTGCACCGACAGAGGACAGAGATTATCTTGTGCAGTTGCTTGGCAACATAACAGACCAACAGAGTGTACAGACAAAAGACGACGGTATCACGCAGTCGGCAACTGTCAAGAGTGGTATTCAGTTGATAGGCGAACAAAGAATTAAGCCGATTGTTACGTTGAAACCATACAGAACATTTTTAGAGGTTGAACAACCGGAAAGCGATTTCTTAATCAGACTTAAAGACGGAAGAGCGGCACTGTTTGAGGCAGACGGTGGAGCTTGGGAGCGTGAGGCAGTAAAGAACGTTGCGGACAAGCTAAGAGAATTGCTTGAAGATGTACCGAATGTACATATAATTGAATAATAAAAAAGCGGGGGAATTTAATTTCCCCCGCAATACCGTTCAACGGCATATATTATAACACATCGATATTTTAACACATAGAAAGGAAAATGTCAAATGTTCGGATACATTGATGTTGATAAAGAGATAACAGGCAACTACAGCGAGGACAGTTGTGGCGAAGAAGTAGTTGCCTGTACTTGTGACGAGTGCAATGAGCCTATATTTGTAGGCGACAAATACTACGAAATCGCAGATATAGTTGTCTGCGAAAACTGTATAGAGGAATTCGCGAGGACAGGAGAGGTAGATATATGAGTGAAGATATTAAGATATTAGAAAATGCAGAGGGTGAGTTTGGAATTATTACAGTGAACCAACTACCGGTTATATCGGAGCAGTTGGACAAACTTCAAGAGATTATTCAGGAACGTACACAAAGTGCCTTGCAATATGAGTGTACGGAGGATAATTACAAGCAAATAAAGTCAATGAGAAGTGCATTAACAAAAGAACGCACGGAACTTGAAAAACGTTATAAAGAGGCTATGGAAACAGCAATAGCACCGATACAAGCGGTACAGAACAAGTTCAAAAGTTGTATGAGTGTTTACAAAGATACAGACGCACAGTTGAAAACAAAAATAAACAGTGTGGAAAACGGTATAAAGGACATCAAGAAACAAGAGGTTGTTGAATATTTTAACGAGTATGTAGCCTCAAAAAATATTGATTTTCTTACATTTGACAAGCTCGGTATTAACATAACAATGTCGGCAAGTATGAAATCATTAAAAAACGCTGTAAAAGATGCCATTGACAGAGTATCTTGTGATTTAAAAATGATTGAAACGCAAGAGGACAAAGAAGCTATACTTGTCGAGTACAAGAAAAGCCTCAACGTATCGGAAGCAGTTCAAGTCGTCAAGGCTCGTATGCAGGCTATACAAGAGGAAAAAGAAAGAGAGATTGAAAGAAAAAGAGCAGAGATACAAAAAGAAGTTGCCTCACAAAAGGTTGATGAGCAAATAGAAAAACCGCTCACACCACCGGAAGTGATCAAGCCGGTAGAAACAGAGATTAAGCCACAAGAAGAAAAAATATTTGCGGTACAGTTTAAGGCATACGGCACGCGACAACAGTTAAAGCAATTAAAAGAATTTATGAAGAAAGAAGGTATTCGTTATGAATAATCAAATTGCAAAACAAAAACCGTCATTTAGGACGGCGATTACAACGGATAAATTCCAGAGGGCTATAAATAACACATTGCAAGATCCAAACCGAGCAAGACGTTTTACATCATCTATCATTTCGGCGGTGTCTGCCAATCCTGCACTACAAGAGTGCGAAGCAGGAACGATAGTGTCGGCGGCATTGCTCGGTGAAAGTCTTAACTTATCTCCGTCACCACAGCTTGGACAATATTACCTTGTGCCATTTAATGATAACAAAAATCATTGTAAAAAGGCACAATTTCAGCTTGGATATAAGGGATATATTCAGCTTGCGATACGCAGTGGATATTATAAAAAGCTAAATGTACTTGCTATCAAAAAAGGCGAACTCGTTAAGTTTGACCCTTTGGAAGAAGAAATAGAAGTACAGTTAATTGACGACGAAGAACAAAGAGAGCAAGCCGAAACAATCGGCTATTATGCAATGTTCGAGTATCAGAACGGTTTTAAAAAAGCAATTTATTGGTCTAAGTCAAAAATGGAGCAACACGCATTGAAGTATTCACAAGGTTACAAAGCAAGAAAAGGTTATACATTTTGGGAAAAAGATTTTGACGGTATGGCATATAAAACTATGTTACGTCAGCTAATCTCCAAATGGGGCATTATGTCCATTGAAATGCAAGACGTTTATTCAAAGGATATGGCAGTAATCAACGAGGACGGCGAAACAGAATACATAGATACAATCGATACGACGTATACGGAAGTTGAACAGCAAGAACCTGATGATTTCGGGGAACAACAGTCAAATGTTCCTACAGAAGAAGCAGACGAGCCTATGTCGCTTGATGATTTTGATTGATATGGAATATAACATCATCAGCACAGGCAGTAAGGGGAACGCCGTAGTTATTAATGATGTTATACTCATAGATTGCGGCGTTTCGTTTAGAGCGTTAAAGGACGTATACAAGAATATAAAAATTGTGTTATTAACACATATCCATTCGGATCATTTTAACAGGCGAACAATTAAAGCGTTGGCGAATAACCGCCCAACATTACGGTTTGCGGCGGGAGTTCATCTGTTAAATGATTTGGTTGAATGTGGTGTCGATAAAAGCAATATAGACGTTGTAGAGGCGGGCAAGACATACAATTATGGATTGTTTCAAATATCACCTATAAAGCTGTATCACGATGTACCAAACTTCGGATACAGAATATTTATGAACAACGAGAGACTGATATATGCAACCGACACCAACAGTATGAAAGGCATAAAGGCTGAAAATTACGACCTTTATATGATAGAAGCAAATTACATAGATGAAGAAATACAAGAGCGAATACGAGAGAAAGAGCGACAAGGACAGTATGCTTACGAGCGTGGTGTTTTACATACACATCTAAGCAAACAAAAATGTGATAATTTCATTTACGAAAACATCGGGCGTAATGGTTCATATGTATATCTACATCAACACGAGGATAGAAATAATGGAAATACAGGGTGTAATCAAGGACTATGACGGCGAATTTCTTACGATAGTCGCACCGTTTGACAATACAAGCGCATTGGAACAGAAGTGTATAACAGATTGTGAAATTCGTTTGAACGACGGACGGAGTATATCGAACAAACAAAGACGTAAGATATTCGCACTGGTGAACGATATAGGTACATACATAAACGGAATATCAAATAAGCGCGAGTATCAAGAAGAATTGAGGTTGATGAAACTGCTGTACATAATAGACAAGAGTGATAACGAAGCACTTCGCAGGCAACTTACGTTGAATTATTGTGAGTGTTTGGATATTGATATATTCAGTCTGTCGGACGTAGATATGACAACCGCTAAAGATTTTATATCGTGGCTCATTGAACTATGCATAAATCACGATATACCGACAAATGACAGTCTATTAAATATAACGGAGGATATAGACAGGTATTTGTATCTATGTTGTGCTAAAAGACGTTGTGCGGTGTGTGGGAAGAAAGCAGATATACACCACGTTGATACGGTTGGAAGTGGCGTAAACCGCAAGACAACACACCATTTGAATAAAGAAGTACAACCGCTATGTCGATTACATCACACAGAGGCACATAAAATAGGAAAGGTAGATTTTAATAATAAGTATCATTTGACATCAATAAAACTTGATGAATATTTGTGTAAGGTACTTGGATTGAAGAAATAGGAGGACAAAAATGAAAGTAGTAGTTTATGACGATAATGACAAGATTACATATGAATCTGATTGCAAGGTGGCTTACGTTGTACACGGCAATCGACAGAGCGATACATATGGTGTTACCTCTTTTTGTAATGGTAGCGGAACAAAAGACGAAATTATGTATTTGTTAAAAAGTTCTATAAAGCACGCAAAAAATATTATTAAAAAAACAAAAAAGGCGGCACATCACAATGAATAAAGTTATATTAATGGGACGCCTTACAAAAGACGTTGAGATAAGACAAACGCCGAACAATCTTTCGGTCGCAAGATTTACTATTGCGGTAAATCGAAGATTTGTAAAAGACGGCGGACAACAGGCTGATTTTATTAACTGTATTGCGTGGCGTAAGACAGGCGAATTTATCGCACGATATTTCCAAAAGGGCAGTATGATTGCCATAGTCGGAAGCATTCAGACAAGAAGTTGGGACGGTAATGACGGTAAAAAGCAGTATGCGACAGAAGTTATTGTAGACGAGGCGTACTTTACAGGTAGCAAGTCAGGAAGTGGGACAAAGGGAAATGACACCGATTTTTCAGATAGCAGTATTGATGATTTAAACAGTCAATATGGTGATGATTTCGCTACTATCGGTGATGAAGAAGATTTGCCGTTTTAAGAGGTGTAGTGTATGAACAACGGAATTAACTACTTTCCGCTGAACGTACATTTAGATGATAAATTTGAATTAATCGAGGCTGAATTTGGGCTGAAAGGGTTTGCGATAGTCGTTAAGTTGTTCCAAAAGATATACGGACAGCAAGGTTACTATTGTGAATGGACAGAAGACGTTGCATTATTGTTCGGAAAGAATGTAGGTTTGGGTGGTGATGCCGTGTCCGAAATAGTGAGAGCCGCGATTAAAAGAGGTATATTTGACAGTGAACTTTATGACAAGTATCAAATCTTGACTTCGAGAGGCATACAAGAAAGATACTTCGAGGCAGTCAGTCGCCGTAAAGAAGTTGAAGTCAGAAAAGAGTACCTCTTAATTAAAGTCGACCAAATTTATAAGAATGTACGCATTTTAAATGAAAATGTAAACATTTCAAGCAAAAATGTAAACATTTCCGAACAAAAGAAAGTAGAAGAAAGTAAAGTAAAAGAAAAGAAAGTAGAAGAAAGGGAACTGCCACGTCTGCCTGTAAGAATTGTTAAGCTATATGAGAACAATATAGCACCTTTGACACCGATTACACTGCAAGGCTTAGATGATTGGCTTAATGCTATGTCAGAAGATGTCGTTGAATATGCTATAAGCGAAGCTGTAAAGAACAACAAACGTAATTACAAGTATATAGAGGCTATATTGCGTAATCACTTTAACGCAGGACGTACCACGCTTGCGGAAGTGCAAAGTGCAAAGCGAGCGTATAAAGGCAATGAAAATGAGCTTAGCATTAACAGAGACGATAGCCTTGATTATGACGAACTTGAAAAAATAATGAGGGAGAAAACGTAATGATTGTATTTTCTATAGACCCCGGTAATGCACAAAGCGGTTGGTGCATTATTGACGGAGAAACAATGAAACCGCAAGACTTCGGAAAGACGGATAACAACGAATTGTTAGACAGTTTTGAACGCCTGATAAGAGTACATCAAGCGGACGTTGTTGTTATTGAAATGGTGGCGTGCTACGGTATGCCGGTTGGACGTGAAGTGTTTGAAACGTGTGTTTGGATAGGCAGGTTTACTGAAAAAGCAAAGCAATTACAAAAGGATGTTCAATACATAACACGCAAAGATGAAAAAATGAATATCTGTCACAGTATGAAAGCCAACGACACAACTATCCGCAGGGCTTTGATAGACAGATTTGCAAAGCACGATTTAAAGAACGGCAAGGGAGCAAAGAAAAATCCTGACTGGTTTTACGGCTTCAAAAGTGACATTTGGGCGGCTTATGCAGTGGGGATAACGTGGATTGATATGGAGGAATAAGATAATGACTATTAAATTACCAATGGACGTGGAAATAGAAATGAATACGCGTTTGCCGTATGATTTCGATGATATTATTCGCAAGATATTCAAAGAATATTTAGGCGAAGCAAAAACAGAAAATTTAGATTTTAATAAATTAAAATTTATAGACCTTTGCATTGCCTCGATCCGCAACTCGAAAGACGCAAAAGAGGCAGTTCAAGATATAATGCTCAAGCAAACAGAATACAGATTAAGAATGCTTAATCAATTTCCAGAAAAAAATTCGTTTTTTAACATGAATTTTATGGCTCATTACTATGAAATGGGTAGAGCAAGCACATTACTGCATACTGAATATAGCAGTAATTACACAGAAAATGAAACTATTATGAAAGTGATTATAAGAATTATAAAAGTGGTTAGTGATTTTGAGGAGGAAGAAAATGGCGAAGAAAAAGAGAATTAAAATCGGTGCTATGTATCGAGAATACGGCGAAATGGAAGGAGTGTTATGCCGTAATTGCTGTAACTTCACAACAATAGCAGTTGACGGAAAACATCACTGCAAATGCAAGGCGTATGGTATAACGAGAGAGGCTAATACAAATTGGCGTAGCAAATATGAGGCGTGCGGATTGTATAACACACCGATAGGCAATAAATATAAACCAATATTTGAAGGAGGAAATGAGTAATGAATACGCCGATAATTAAACCAAGTTTGATTTATTTAATTAATTTGTGCGACAATTTCAAAACTGCATTGTTTATAGTTATGCTTGTAGTGGGATTTGCTGCAGCTGTTAGTCTTTATGAATATCTTAACGAAGAAGAGGAACGACGATACTTTAGTGAGCGGTTTAAAATACTCATTGTCGCATTGATAAGTAGCTTAGCGTTGAATATCGCATTACCAAGCGAGAAAACTTGTTACACAATGCTTGTCAGTTCACAACTAACACCGCAGAACATCCAAAGCGTCGGTAATGATTTGAAGTCTGCGGTAGATTACATATTTGAGAAGATAAATGAGTTGGAGGAATAGAAAATGTATAATGAATTAAAGCCGTGTCCGTTCTGCGGAGGCGAGGCGGAATTATATCAATCATATTGTGGCTATTATCAGATAGAATGTCACCAATGCAGTGCAAGAAGTTGCACGGCAGTAGAAAAAGAGAGCGTAATAAGCAACTGGAATATGCGTTCGACAACAGAAATAAAATCAAAGACTATGACGCTTGATGAGGCGATAGAATATTGCGAAGAAGTCACAATTAAAAATTGTTTGGAGTATGTAGAAGAACACCAACAGCTTGCAAATTGGTTACACACACTAAAGTATTTGGAAGAAAATGCGGTTATGCCGATATACAAAAAACAAGATTGGTTAGACATAGCAAATTATTACGGTATTAAACAAATTCCGGTAGCGATTGAAGAAATGGCTGAATTAACACAAGCGTTGACTAAGTATTTGAGAATATCGCAAGGCGGTCAGCCTGCACTAAAATTAATGTCCGAAGTTCAAGACAGTGTAGAGGAAGAATTATCGGACGTAATTGTAATGATGATACAGTTGCAATATTTATTTAACATTGACAATGGCACAATAAACAAAATTGCAGACGAAAAACTGAAAAGAACGTTAAAATTAATGGAGGAACAAAAATGAAGTTTAGAACAAAACCGTGTGAAATTGAGGCGGTACAATGGACGGGCAGAAATGTAGTAGAGATTATGCGATTTGTAAAAAATGAAAGTGCTATTATTACAAACGGAGTACTGATAATAAAAACATTAGAGGGTGATATGGTAGCAAGCACAGGTGACTACATCATCAGAGGACTACGAGGGGAATATTACCCGTGTAAGCCTGATGTGTTCCACGCAAAGTACGAGCCGTGCGAATAAGAGGTGACGATATGAGAACTGAACAATTTGAAGAAGTTATAAACAACCGCATAGAAACGTGTAAAAGCGTTCTATGCAGTAAAGCGGAAGAATATGCAACCGATGATAGATTACATAATTTCAAAGTGGCAGGTAAATTGCAGAAATGCACAGCAGTTAAAGCGTTAGGTGGTATGATGGCAAAGCATACTGTCAGCGTGTACGATTTGATTGATGATTACGAACAAGGCAAGGCAATATCAAAAGAAATGTGGACTGAAAAAATAGGTGACAGTATAAATTATTTGCTGTTGCTTACGGCGATGTTGGAGGAGAAAATATGAACAGGAAAGAAACAACCGAATTTTTGAGCAAGTTACTCATTGAAAGATTATCGGGTAGGGGTAAATACTACGCAAGCGAAGTTACACTTGATTGTGGTGGCGGAAAAGGCAAAGAAAAGCGTGTTGACTTCGTGCAGTTTGTACCGAAAAATCAAAGTACAAGCGGCATAGAAAAAGGGGAATTTATATTCTACGAGGTCAAGAGTTGCAAGGCAGACTACAACAGTGGAAATGGCTTGACTTTTGAGGGCGAAAGGAATTACATTGTTACGACAATGGAAACATACAAACAAATAATCAAAGACAAACCGTGGGAAGTGGGTGTATATGTGGCGTGTTCCGAGGACAGAGATATTGTTGACGAGTTTGAAAATCCAACGCCATTAGATGATATAACGGTGTGGTGGACGTTAAAAATCGCAATGGAGGCACACCCAAAGGACCGTCAAAGGTCAATGTCGCAGTTATTATTTTATATGCTAAGGTCGGGAAAGTGAGGAATAATAAATGAAAGAATGGAAAGTCAAAAAGAATGAATTTGGAGAAGAATGGCACGAACTTCGTTTTAGCCCATTTTATGAAGATGATGATGAGGTAATTGCGAGTTTTGTTCAAGATGAAATGGATGATAAAGTATTTTATTATATATCAGAAGAATTAAGTGTAGACGATGACCTATTGTGGGCTGATAGTATAGATGACGCAAAGCAACAAATCGAAGAAATGCTAATTGAGCATTGGAAAGATGAGATTGAATATTTAGAGGGCAGATTAAAGGAATTTCAAGAAAAATAAACGGAGGAATAATAAATGAAAAGAAGATTTATAAAAATAATTGGAATATTGATGATGTTTTGCATAGCAGTAATGCTGACGGCGTGTTCGGAGGCGGAAATGGTAAACTACAATATGTCAAAACAGGCAGACTATTTTGAATGCGAACGAAAAATCACCGTTTACAATGCACGAACAGATAATATCGTGCTTGAGGCGGAGGGATATATGAGTATATCCAATAATACAACTAACGAATTGGTGATAACTGTTAAAACGGGTGAGAATTCGTATAAGAAAAACTATGTGTATTTAAATGAATACACAATGTATGCGGTTGAAGATATTACAGGGACACATACAGACCCATATCATTACAAATTGTATTGGCACACGCACGAGGGTGTGAGCGTTGAGGTGAAATAAAATTAAGGAGGAAAAGTAATGAAAGTAGAGTTGAAAGTGAACGATAAAAGCGTTCAGGCTGAAATACCTGAGGAACAGTTAAAAGAGACAGTATTGTTTGAACAGCTAAAAAAGCTGGGATTGATTGAGGATAAGCCTAAAACAGGATATGAGAGAAGAGAAGAATGTAACAATAAGAAGTATTATTTTGTCAATACTATAGATTTAGTAATAGAAAATGAGAATACCGTCCTATTTGACCAAAATCGTTATGATGTAGGCAATTATTACAGCGATAAAACCATTGCTGAGAACAATGCAAGAGCTGATAGGTTATTGCGTTGTTTAAGACAGTGGCAGGCACAAAATGACAAGGTTATTTCTGTGTCTGATTGGAAAAATGATAAAATCAATAAATATTGTTTTGCATATAATTATAGTTTAAATGAATTAAACATAGGAATAGAACGGAAATTAAGACGACCGAATGCTATATATTTCTCAACATCCCAAAAAACAGAGGAAGCTATTGAAGTATTCAAAGATGAACTGCTATGGTATTTTACCGAGTATGTTCAGCGATTAGATGAGGCGCAAAATGGTTAAAGAACAATTATGTTGGACGTGCCAGAATGCTTGCGGATGGTGTTCGTGGAGTAGTTGCTTTCAGCCTGTTGAGGGTTGGACCGCTGAAAAGGTACACCGCAAGACGTATGATTCGTATAGGATAACAAAGTGTCCGGAATATGTACCGGATAAAGCAAGCAATTCTGAAAACAAGAAAAAGACACGAGTAACCAACAAAGAATTAGATACAATGAAAAGATTAAGAGATGATGGTCTATCATATTTTGAAATAGCAAAGATTGTGGACAGAAACCCTGACGTGGTTAGGGTGAATTTGGTGAGGTGTTGATATGGATAAAACAGCGAAGAAGTTAAAGCAGAAACGCAGAGCCGAACGTGAAAAAGCATTAAACGCAATACGCCAAGAGCAAGAAAAGGAATTGTTAAAGCGATTTGAGGTAGTAGCAAAGAAACACGGTATCAAAAAGTTTAACAAAAAGCAAGCGTTGCTGTCATACAAATTAGTCGAGGACGAGGCGATAAGCGACGGAACGATATACACTATAATGTTTGTGGCGTGGTATTTACATATCAAATATGGCTACAACTATATCCGAATAGCACAATTCATTGACGCAGTTAATTATTATTCCAAAAGTACCGTAGAGAATAAACGTGATACTGAAAAATTGATTGATGAAATGAAACGCGAATGCCAATTTGATTATGTGGAATTGATGAGCGACTTTGACCCATTAAAAATTAAAACAGATACGTCGGCGGAGGATAAGCTAAAAATGGCAGTCTGTAAAATGCAAGCAATATTACCTGTGACGCTGTATGTGTTGTATTTCAAAATGGGTTGGAAGAAAAAGAGAATGAACGCTGTCGGCGAAGTGGCAAAACAAGTAATGAAAGAAATACCAAAAGGCAAGATAAAGGAAATCAGAGAAGTATTGCGTAATGATTGTGGTATGGTGTTTTACAGCAACGGTTGGATAGATTATCTGAAAGCAAAAGAGTAGGAGGACGAGAGATTGACGGAGTTTCGATATTCAAGGACGTTAGACAAATTGGGGATAAGCTATAACACGCAAGGATTAATATATTTCCTGTGTGTTAATGCTAAACGACTGCCGGAGCAAGATAAGGCAGTGCTGAATATGTGTCTTGAAGTCGCAGGAGAGGACTATCAGGCGCTATATAAATTTCTGACGGACAGCTCCGTCAATCACGTCTACATACAAATGCAATACGGATTGCACCCGAAACGATTATTCAACCTAAAACGAGAATTTTATAAACGGTTTCGGTATAACTTAACTCACTTTGAGTTGCGGTAGAAAATGTGGTATAATATATATGCTCACTTGAGAGATATTATATTTTTTCATTTATTCCTAAAAAAGACGGTTACCAAACGGTAACCGTCTTTTTTGTTATGCGTTTTCAATCAGTCTTTCCACGATTTGACTGATATTTTCACGTCTTTCGAGAGCAAGTGACTGAAGCTTTTTCTTAGCTCCTGCCGATAACGTTATTGTTGTTCGGTAGGTGTCGCCCTCCGACACTTCACCGAAGTATTGCTCATAAACTTCCGGTGAGGCGTGTTCTTCGGCAAACGCCTTTGCGTCATTTTCCGAAAGTGGAACAATTCGCTCACCCGAAGTCCACATATTACCGTCGGCTTCGGCATAAGCCGTTCTTGCACCGCCGTAGCTATACAAGAAAAACTCTCCGGTACGCTTTATATATAGTTGCTCGCAAAGGGCGTCAAAGTCGCTCTCCGGCAAGCCGTTATCGTAACTGCATATTTTAGTTGCAGTTACGGTATCATACTTTCTTCCCTTAATTATTTTTAACATTTTATTTTCCTCCTTTAATTATCTATGATAACCCTCCAAAGATTATACATTTTTTTATCATATTGCACCTCTGCATTGCACCGACGCACCGAAATGCGTCGGAATTGCGTTTTTATAGCTCTTTTTCAATTTCAGCGATGATGTCTACATATTCTAATACTTCGTCTGCTGATAATTCGTAACTGTCGTTTTCCCAAGAGCTATCATCTTCAATAGTTCTTAAAAATTCTTCTGCTTTTTCAGTTTTTTCGTCATCATCACAGTCAGCTAAATTCGGGAACCATTCTTTGACTGTGACGTATCTGCAACGTCCTTCTTCGTCAATGCTAATGATAATGTCGTATGCGTTTGTTTCTCCGTAAATTAATCTCTTTTTCATAATTAATCTTCCTTTCTTGCCTTTCGGCTGACCTCTTTTGTTATTTTCTGATTATAGTATAGCATACTTTTATGCCAAAGTCAATACTTTTATGCTAAAGTTAAATATGTTTATGAAAAGTGTACATATATTCCTATGATAATTTATGCAATATATACAAAATGCAAAAATATTAAAATTGGAAAATAGTGAGGGGGATAGATTTGATTTACTACATATAGTAGGTAGAACCGTCGTGAGGACGGTGGGTTAATATTTCACTGATTGTCGGTGGGGACGGAAATATTAAATTGATGAAAAGGGGGTGTCAGCCATCGCAAAACAGAGAACATATACAGACGCCGACCGTGAGCAGGCATTTGCGGAATACACGGTATTGGGAAATTGGGAATTAGTATCGCGCAAAATGGGTATTCCCGTAAACACGTTAAAATCGTGGTGGCGACGACATCCGCCTGATATGGACGAATATGCAGAAAAACGCCGAGAGGTCCGCGAGGGTTTCATCGAAACGGCGAGCAGAGCCATTGAAAACGGTGCGGAACTGATTAACAGGCGTATGGAAACGGCATTGAAGTACCAACAAGAATTGGAGGGGCTATTAGATGAAGTATCCAACGACGAAGATATGACAGTGCCGCAGAAAAAAGCCTTGATATCTAAAATAAAGGCTTTGGAACTGCACAAGTTAAGCGAAATCAGCACAGCAGTCGGCACTCTGTATGATAAGCGTGCATTAGCACAGGGACAATCGACCGAAAATACGACGATTGAAATTAAAATGCCACAGGACGTGATGAAATATGCAGAATAGTCTGAAATTAGACCTATCACGTACCAATCCGAAACAGGAACAGTTTTTCACCGCACATAACAGAATGATTATGTACGGCGGAGCAAGAGGGGGCGGCAAGTCGTGGGCGGTCAGAATGAAAGCGGTACTATTGGCTATCAGATATGCAGGTATAAAAATGTTATTTCTGCGACGGACGTACAGAGATTTAGAGCGTAACCACGTTCGCGAACTGGAGCCGTTGCTAAAAGGCATTGCGAGATACAGCAAACAGGAAAAGTGTTTCTATTTCAATAACGGTTCACTGTTGGAAATGGGATATTGCGACAGCGAGAACGATGTCAATCAGTATCAGGGCATTGAGTATGATGTCATTTTTATGGACGAGGCTACGCAATTCACTGAATATCAGTATTCAACGTTGACGGCGTGCATCAGAGGTGCTAATTCGTTTCCGAAACGTATGTATCTGACGTGTAACCCCGGCGGTGTCGGTCACGAATGGGTAAAACGTCTGTTTGTATCACGAAAATACAGGAATGCAGAAAATCCTAACGATTATATGTTCATTCCTGCGACGGTGTTTGATAATGCGGTGTTATTGGAAACAGATACAGGCTATGTTGATATGTTAAATAATCTGCCCGACGGACTGCGAGAGGCGTGGCGTGACGGCAGTTGGGACTTGCTCGAAGGGCGATATTTCGATGAATTTGACAGGTCAATACATATTGTTAAACCGTTTCAAATTCCTGAACATTGGCGTAAATATCGCGGAATGGACTACGGTTTGGATTGCTTGGCGTGTGTATGGGTGGCTATTGATGAACGCGGTAACTACTATGTTTACCGCGAATATGCTGAAAGCAATAAGGTTATTTCAGTCGGTGCGGGGGAAATAGTCAATCTGACACCGACTGACGAACGGATAGAATACACCGCCGCTCCACCCGATATGTGGGGCAGGACGCAAGAAAGCGGCAAGACAAAGGCAGATTTGTTCCGCGAGGGCGGTTTGCCACTGCTAAAAAGTTCAAATAACCGTGAGGCAGGTTGGCTGGCAGTCAAAGATTTATTACAGGTCAAAAACGGCAGTAGCCGATTGATGATATTCGATAACTGCATTGAATTAATCGACTGTTTAACATCGTTGCAACGTGATACCAAACATCCAACGGATTGTGCGACAGAACCGCACGATATAACACATTTACCTGACGCATTGCGATATTTCGTGTTGCAATTCACATCACCGTCAAAACCACCGAAAGAGGAAAAGACAGCGGTGCAAAAGTACAGAGAGCGAGCGATAAAGGGCAAAACACAAAAAAGGAGGAGTTATTTCTAATTATGAAAATCAAGAGGATAAAGAGAAAATGCGAAGTCAGAGGGTGCAAAAATACCGATACATATTCACTGACAAATACAAACGAATTCGGTAACAGTGTCATTATCTGTGAAGAATGTTTGAAAAAAGCAATTAAAGCTGTTGCGGAATACGACCCGTCAGTAGAAAAAAAGACGGTATCAGTACCACCGCCACCGCTATTTTTCCACGGCGGAATAGAGAAAACAGTTAAAAACGCGGAAGAAACAGTTGAAACAGAGGATAACAACGCAGAAGAATACCCTATTCCGTACACAAAGGAGTATTTGGACAATGTTAAATACAACGATTTAAAGAAAATCGCCAAAGAAATGGGTATCAACGCAAACGCCGACAAAGAAACATTGATTGAGAGTATTTTGCAAGTTAGTTAAGGGGGAGTGGCTATGAATGTAACAGGGTTTCTGCTATGCGTTACAGCTATTCAAACATTAACCATAGTAGGAATGACGATAGTACAACATATCGAACGCAAAGACCTGTATAACAGGTTGATGTGCAGAAATATGACCGAATACAACAACATCAAAGCCGATGAGCCAAAGCAACCTATCAGCAGGCATAAAGCCGTTTTGAATAGGTGGCGTAAGAACGACGCAAAGGTGGGTGATGAATAATGAATTTAAGATATTCACCTGTATTGCAGGGCATAAAGGCGAGCGTTAAGAGTATGTTTTCACCACCTAACAGTGAAAGTGCAGACGATGAAGAAGTTGACAGAGTAATTGACACCGACGACGATGGAAATCAGCTGTACAAGGAAGATATTATCGCAAATATTCACGAAGAATTAGAGAAACGCCGTTCAGCACGTTCAGCATTGGAAACGCAATGGCATTTAAACGCTAATTTTTTAGTCGGTAATCAGTATTGCGATTTTAACCCATACAGTCGCGAAATCGAACAGTTGGAGCCTGTATACGATTGGTTGGAACGTGAAACGTTTAATCAGATTGCACCGTTAATAGATACGCGAATTGCCAATCTGAAAAAGATTAACTATCGAATGAAAGTAAATCCACGAACGAACGAGTTAGAGGACTACGCAAAGGCTGAAACATCAACTACGATATTGCAGTATTTGCAGACTTCAAGCGATTTTGACACCAAGAAAAATACCGCAATACAGTGGAATGAATTGTGCGGTAACTGTTTTTGGTTATCGTGGTGGGATAAGGACAAGGGCGAGAAATACGCCACCGAAAAAGTCGTTACTGTTGATGAAGAGGGCAATGAGAGAAAGTTTGAGCAAGCGTTCTATCAAGGCGATTTGGAGTACGGATTGATAACACCGTACGAAGTATTCCCAGAAAGCATATTCAAAGAGGGAATAGAGGCACAACGTTCAATTATTTTGGAGCAAGTAAAGACCAAAGAGGAAATATACGACCTATACGGTATCAAAGTTGAGGGTGCAACGGTTGAAACGTTTGAATTGACGCCCGTTGTTGCCGGAGGCGGTTTCGGTTACGAGAATACCGTCACAACATTAGGTACACGTTCGGTAGATAACGCCGCAAAAGTGATTACGTATTTTGAACGTCCGACCAAACACAGACCGGACGGAAGAATGATAATCATTGTCGGTGACGAACATTTGGTTTACTACGGTCCGCTACCGTATTCACGCATACCGCTAACGCAAATGATGTGTCGTGAAACGGCAGGACAATTTTTCGGTAGGTCAGTAATCGAAGATTTGATACCACGTCAGCGTGCGTATAACGGTTGTCTAAACCGTATACACGAATACATCAAACGCATTGCAATACAGGGTTTCTATGCCGAAGAGGGCAGTATCGACATTGAAGAATTTGAACAGAACGGTGCGGCACCTGGTGCAATGTTAGTGTACAGACAGGGAACAAATGCACCTACACCTATTCCGAATGGCAATTTACCGTCAGAAATAATGACGGAACGCTACAATCTGAAAAATGATATGGAATATGTAGCAGGTGTATCACAGCTGATGATGAACGGTGCAACGCCTGCGGGCGTAACGTCAGGTACAGCTATACAGAACCTTGTTGACATAGACAATACACGTCTATCACTGACAGGCGACCATATCCGAAACAGTATCAAAAATTTAGCGGTAATGTGGCTTGAAATCTATAAAAAATACGCGAATACACGACGTGTACTGAACTGTACAGGCAAAAACCGTATCGGTAATGCAATCATATGGAATAGCGACGATATTAACAGCTATGACGTTGAATACGTCACTGAAAACGAACTACTGATGTCAGAAGAAGTGCAAAAGGAGCGTTTCTTTGACGCATACAAAATGGGACTGTTCACTGACGCAAACGGTCAGATACCGGAGCGTGTAAAGCAGAGGGCACTGGAGTTTATGAAAGTAGGAAATTACACCGAAATAATGAACATCAATGCACTGCAAATACAGGCGGCACAACGTGAAAATGTATTCTTTGAGCAAGGTGCGGTACCAAGAGTATCAGAGTTTGACGACCACGATATACACATAGACGAACACCTACGGTATATCTTGCAGTTGGATTTTCAGCTGTTAAAACTGAAAAAGCCTGAGTATGCAAAAGCATTAGAGGACCATATCAGACTACATAAACAGGCACAGACACAAGACCAACAGCAGAATGTAATTGCTATGTTGGCACAACAAGGACAAAGATAGGAGGACTATACATAATGGATAATTTCTACGACGCAAGACGAGCGACCGAAGATATGTTTGACGGTCAAGAGGTATTGGGAGAAGAAAGCACCCCCCAAGATACCCCACAAGAACCACAACAAGAGGGACAAGAGCAAGAACCACAACAAGAGGGACAAGAGCAAGAACCACAAGCACAAGAACAACCGACACAGGATAATAATGCGGTTGACGAGGCGGCAAATGTAGCACAGGCGGCGGCGCAAGCGGCGGCACAACGTGAACAAGATTATCAACGCATAATGTCAGAAAACGAACAGCTAAGACAGACAAATAACGAATTGCAACAGACTATAACACAGCAATCACAGCAACGTGAGCAAGCGATTATAGAGAACGAAATGCAAATGCCGATGTTGGATGTAAACCGTTTAGCGTTCGAGGACGATGAAACTGTTCAGCAAATGCAACAGGACTATGCAAATGCAATGCAAAAATACGTCACACAGCAAGTGCTAAAAGACGTTGAACCTGCCTTGCAATACGCAAAGGACGGTATGCGTGAGAAAGAAAAAAGGGAAATGCTTGAGGCGTTCAGCGGCGTTGATGAACTGAAAGGTATTAACGATATGTTGCCGCAGTTAGATTACATCATTGAGCATAACAAGTGGTTAGCCAACGACGACATACCTATGGACGAAAAGTATTTGACGGCGTATATGATCGCAAACGGCGTAAATTCTGCGAATACACCGCCACCGTCAGACCCAACAGCAGAAGAATTAATGAAATACTACGACAGCAATCCTGAATTTCAACAAATGATTGAAAAAAAGAGATTGGACGACATTAAACAAAGTCAGCAAGTGCCTGCAATGTCAGCGTCAAACGGCGCTGTAAACGCGGCATTAACAATAAAGGAAAAACCAACAACTTGGGACGACGCCTCCAAAAGAACAAAAGATATGTTCAGAGGGAAATAACGTACCCACATTACAAAAGAGGGAGAATTTTTAAATGGGAAGAGAACAAAACTTAAAAACTATTGAAGAGGCTCTAAAATCTAACTACTTACCGGTATGGAATAACCTACTCGGTATCGAGCCTACACCACTACTATCAAAAATCAAGAAAAAGCCATTGGTAGCAAATGAGATTGTTGCGTCAGCTCCAATCGGTCTATCGGGTGGCTTTGGCTACGGAGAAGAAGGACTTGCAACGCCTGAGGCGGGCAATGTTATGTTCAAACGTTTCAGAACATACGCAAAAGATATGTACTCAAACGTTGAATTGTCAATCAAAGCTGTACAGCTTACAGGCAAGAACGGCTCTATGGCAAATGCACTTGACACAGAAGTTAAGGCGGCGTACGAAACAGCAAAATGGAACGTCGGACGTTCACTATTCGGCAACGGTACAGGTGCATTAACAAAGGTTGTTAAACAGACAACTCCGACAACAAAAGTTGAAGTGACTGACATTAAGTACGTCAAGGAAGGTTTGATTGTAGACTTTTATCCGACTGCGGCTACAACGCCAAACGACGTGGTTGCTAAACAGTTACGAATTATGGCAATTGACCGTACAAAGAACAGCAATGGTAACTATGAGATTACCCTTGACAAAGCACCTACAACAGCACTTGTTGACGGCTTTATGACGGTGCAGAACTCATTTAACCGTGAAATCACAGGTCTTGGTGCTATCTTCGACGATGAAGTTCCAACAATTTACGGTGTAAGCAAGGCAGACAATCCGTTTGTCAAGCCTATTGTTATTGACGCAAATGATAATGTTGAGGACAACATTATCAGAAAGGCTCTAAGACGTGCCGAAAAGGACAAGAACTCAAAGGTTGATATGCTGTTGTGCGGTGACGAAGCGTACGACCACTACGCAGAATACCTAAGAGTAAACAATATCAGAGTTGAACAGAACACCTTACAGGGTGGTTTCAAATCAATTCAGTTTGATTTCGCCAACAGACAGGTTGATGTTGTCAACGAAACGTTCGTGCCGGATGATGAAATTTGGGGTGTTGATACATCAGCACTTGAATTACATACACAGGAATGGAAATTTGCTGACCTACAAGGCGGTGGTATTTTCAACCTAAAGGAAAATTCATCAGTTTACAGAGCATTGCTTGCAAACTACGGTGACCTTATCTGCTCAAATCCGGGCGGTCTAATCAGAATTTACAACTGTATTTAATTCTAACGGCAAGGTGATTATATGTTGCCTTGCCATTATTTTGCCGTTATTTTAGGTACTTGCTGAAATATTTTTTTCTGAAATGCGGTGATAAATTGGAACAAGCAGAAGTAACACTTAAAGAAATATACGAAAAGGTAAGTCTTAAAGTGCCTTTGGAACAGCGACGGTTCTTTAATTTCTTTAACGACACCGTTGCAGAACTTGAAGCATTATATCCCGACTTACTATTCAAAGAAGGTGTGCATTTTACACCGGTACACGATTTATCGGACGAAAACGTTGTATTACCGCTTTATACTCCGGCAATCGTGGACAATATCTTATACCTTTGCGGTTACGACCAACAAGGTATATTCAAACAAGAATTTACACGAAAATCAAGAAATGCCTATGTGCATTATTGGAAAAATCACGCACATAACAGACGTGTACGACGAATGAGGTGGTAGAGAAGTGTTTGACAGTGGAATATCTGCAAAAGCGTTAATAGCAGAATTACAGAGTGAAGTGGACGTCGCACTTCCTATCTCAAATTCGACGTATGTAACGTGGCTGAACAGCCTGCAATGGCTGTTATACAGTGCGATTATAAAAGAACAGAACGACTTGATAATTACCGAACCGCAAGAGGATGTTATACAGCTTGCAAACCTTGATGTTTCGGATAATGAAGCACCGATACGGTTTGAAGATATATATGCGGTGTATGCAGATACAACACAATTAATAAAGACGAGTATAACGAGCGGTTTCGTATTTCCCGATTGTTTTTATAAAAAAGGTGATAATTTAGCTGTTAAAATGCAAAAAACACCTAATTTTATTAAATTAATCTATCATATCAAGCCTAAATTGATAAAAGTAAATGAAAATGACGAGATACAAGACGGTAACGTGATGATACCGATAGAATTTATCGAATTGGTAAAGTCAAAGTTGAGAGGCGAGGCGTATTCACTTGAAAATGAGTACGGTCCTGCGTCAAATTGGCTCAACAATTACAATATTTTACTTGAAAATTTCAAACAATGGCTATCTGATAAAGCCCAACAATTTGGACAGTAAAGGAGAGGTTATATGGCAAAGAAACAAAACGAATTACAATTCGGACAAGTACCATTACCACAGGCACTAAAGCAATATAGCCTTTCCAAACTGAATTGGAGCGGTTTAAACAGACGGCAAGTTATAGATACAGGTGCTTTGTCTATGGAATACAACATTTCTACAGCCGAGGCACCTTATTTAACACCGTCGCAAAGCAGGGTAGACATATTGTCCGATATGGGACTTGAATACAAACACCCTATATCGCTATTCAGTTTTGATGATTTCCTTGTTGTTATCTATCGTGACGATACAGAATTAAAACTTGATTATCTCGTTTTGAGCGACAAGAAAAACAGTAAAGGACAAATCACAAAAGTATATACAGGTCTAATAAAAAAGGGTGTGACAGAAGAAACTGACGCGATACAGCGTAGTATGGTGCAATTCAATGTATATGAAAATGCCGTTGATGTACTTGGTGGCACATATGTAAAGAAATTGATACTGTTTCCTGACAAAGTATCTATGTTTATGAAGATTGTAGATACAGACAAAGACCCTACTACATTTGACAAACAGGCAGTTGAGGACGGCAATGCCGATATTGATGTTATGTATTGTCAAAAAGAAAGCAGTGGCAAAAAAACTTACTATGTTTGGAATGGGGCGATAGGCAGATTTACTTTGACAGGTGGCGTGAACTACTTTAAAACAAGCAATTTGGACGTTGAAATAAAAAAATACTACAACGACGGATATACGCAGACGAAAGACGAGTATTACAATGACGGTTACAGAAAGTCAAGTAAACAAACGTATAATGACGGTTACAAAAAGACGGAATATAAGGTGTTCCGTGACGGTTATGTGCCGATAGAAGATACGAATGAAACAACATATGACGGTGGCGATGTGTATTACTACGAAAGGCAAGGTGAATACTCGCCGTATACATACACCGTTGCCACTTGGTTACAGCAAGGCGATAAGTTAAAAGGCAAAGGCTTATATCAAAGAGAGCCTGCACCATTGGGAACAAATACAAATGTAACATTTTACGAGCGAACAGGCACTTCGTTCCCTTATACATATGCGAAAGTTCGTAATCTGAAAACAGGCGATAATATATCAAGTTATTATGAAAAGGTTTCTGATAGTACAGGTACGGTTCAAACCAAACTATACGTAAGAAAAGCTGATGATAACGGTACGATAATACCGTATGAGTATGAGGAAGTAACTGATATTGCATACGGTACGAATATAACCGATTATTATGAAAAGATAAGCGACAAAGAAGTTACGGCAAAAGCATATTACAAAAGGACCGAAAACACCGATAAGGATAGCGACGATAAATACAAATACGAATTGATTAAAAATCTTGAAAACGGCAAGAAAGTATCAAAGTATTATGAATTTACCGAAAACTATGCACCGCCTGAGGGGAGCAATAAGAGTTGCTATTGGCTTAACACTTACGATAATCAAACCTATCAATTTTGTAGCGATAGAGGTGACGGAAAAAGTGGGTTTGGAATAACTGCTTCGCCGTCGTTCCCTAATCTAAAGTATGCAGTAGTGCATTTATCACGACTTTTCGGAGTTGATGAGGATAGAGTACACGTTTCAGGCTATAACGACTATACGAATTGGAATTTAGACACCGTAGCTGAAAGTAACGAAAGCAATGCGTGGAGCAGTGCCTCACAAACCAACACAAAAGCAGGCGGTAACTTTACAGGTATAACAGTGTATGACAACCACGTTGTTTGCTTTAAACGTGACTTTATGCACGAAATATACAACAGTAAAAATCCGTTCAGATTGGTTGACGTGTATGCTGAGGGGTCTATTGACAACAGGAGCATACAAGAGGTAAACGGCAAACTGATATTTGCGTCAGATGATGAAATCAAGGTGTATACAGGCTCACAGCCGCGTGAGATTGGCTACAATCTTGGCATTGATGAGTTCAAAAGTGCTGTATCGGGTAGTGACGGAAGAAACTATTACTTGTATTGTACAGACAGACAAGGCGAAATGTATCTGTTTGTGTATGACACAATGGTCGGTCAATGGTCGCAACAAGCAATCAAAAGTGAAGTATTAGGCTTTGCACATAACAAAAACGGTATGTATATGTTATGCAAAGACGGTGTTGTATACAAAATGGATACGAACAAATATACGGACGATTGGAGCTGTGAAACAGACTTATCAACAATACTGACATCATCATCTTCAAGCACATATCAGACAGTAAATATCAAACATATAGCAAAATTTCAAATGCTTGCGTATATTGAGGGGCGTTTCAAGGTGTATGCACTGTACGACAATGAAGAATTTAATCCTAAAACATCGCAGTTGCTATATGACAGTAACGGTCGGAAAGGTATGCAAGCAATACGCTTAAAACCACGAATGACCGCTAATTATGGCTACAAGTTACATTTTGAGGGACACGGCTATGTACGTTTCTATGAAATGGAACTCGGTATTACTCCAGGAGGTGAGTTATTTGTATCATCAAGATGATATTAACAATATGAATTACAAACAGCTCAGAGAAACGGTATCGGAATTAAACGACAATTACGTTAAGCTGAAAAGGACATTAGAAGACGCTTTAGACAACATAGACGAAAGCAACCTCGCAACCACTTTGCGAAAAAAATTAAACGGCTATGATACTCAATTCAGTGTAACGGCTGAAAAGATAGAAAGCAAAGTATCGTATGAGGACTTAGAAAACAGTCTAAATCAATATTCAACCGTATCGCAAACGGCACAAGCTATTGAAATGTCAGTAGTATCAAGTCAAGAATACACGGATAATTCAGTAGAAACATTATCTTCAACGTTCACTATGACTGCCGACGGAATATCTACAAGGGTTTCAAAGCTAAAGAAAGGTGTGGAAACACAATTCAATCAAACAGCAGAAAAGATTGAATCACTTGCATTCGAAAAAATGAATACGTCAGAGGCTGTTACAGTAAAAGAAAAACCGTCCGCAAGTGATAAAACGTTGGATAAAGAAAAACTCTGCAAATATAACAACAAATATTATTATTTCAATGATATTTTACAAGATTGGTTAGAGTATGACGAAAAAAACGGCATTAATTCTGCATTCACTCAAATATCAGGCGGATTTATATTGAACGGTTGCGTAAAGGTGAGCGGTGACCTTATAACAGAGGGAACGATAACAGGTACAGATATAGTTGGAGCGAAATTTTATAATGAGGATAAAAGGGCGTATGTGACTATTGGTAATTCAAGCGGTAATTATGGTGATTTGACATTGAAGCGAGTATCGAATGGCAAAGGACAAGAAGTTTTTCAGATTTACGATACGGGTGTTGGTATTGCTATAAAAGCTGTAGGAACGTCTTTTATAGGTTCGACTGGAAGTAAGACATACCCAAAAGGCACTTGGGATTTTTCAAAATGTACGGTAATAGGCTTACCGTCAAGTACAAGTTAAGGAGGAAAATATATGTTATTTAGAATAGGTGATAACGTCGCAGTGACGTGTAAAAACCCAAACGAAACACTGTTGTTTATAAACAGAGTACCAACAGCTTGGTTATTCTCGATAGACATAGAGATATGTCAAAAGGTAAAGAGAATGATTGTTGAAGAACAAAATCTTAAAGACATAAAAATTGAATATGAAAGTGAAGATTGTACAACCGGCAGAGTTGTTGACTTGCCTATGGACAGTCTACACAGCTTTACTATCGACTATGCAAGCGGTATGGCGCACGTTGAGTTCAAAAGGGGGATAAATAATAATGTATAACAAGCCAACAAACGCAGAAGAAATGGAAGAATTCGAACGAATGACAACCGGCTTCGATTATGTATATGAAGATACAGTCGGTGCAGGAGAAACAATATATCTTAAAATGCCGGTTGTGTCGGCAAATAAGAGAGGTGTGAACGATATAGGTTGGCAATGTGACGGTGACGACGTTGCTTTATATGCCACTATGTCAAGAAAACCGCATAAGACCGAACTATGGTCGGAAGTCAAAGAAAACTATGTTGTAAATAAGACTGTATCGGCGTTGAAGTTTGAAAACAAGGACACAAAGCCTTGTAATCTATGTGTAAGGGTGCGTTTAAATTAATGGGGGTGGTTAAATGAAGGGTAATGTATGTTATCAAAAGACAGACTTCGGCTCTGAAACACCTGACTTGCTTAATAAATACGTTCTGAAAATAACTCAAATAGCAGGAATATCGCTCAAAAAAGATATTTCAAAAGAGAGTTTAAGGCTTGCTTTAAGCGTTCCTACACTTGTGTCGCAACTTGTTAATGATAAAGAGTACATAACCAAATCTGAAATTGAGATTATACAAAAATCTCTTGAAGATATGGATAGCGTGTTAAACGGCAAGATTGACGATACAAACGCAAAACTTGATGATGAAATAAACACAAGGGAAATGCTTGAAAATGTGGTGAATACACTGCAAACACTGGCTCACAAGCACAGTAACAAGAATGTACTTGATACTATCACAGAAGATAGAGTAGCAATATGGGACAAGGTGAAAGACCTTGATAAATACTTTGACTATATTGATTTTAAGGCTTTTGTCGAAGAAATAGTATATGCGTATACAAACGAACTTCAAAATCTGTACACAGCAATCGGTATTACATCATACGACGGTGGTGTATTCGGTATGGAACAGTTAGGAACAGAACTTGACGGCGGTAACTTTGACAGTGAACCCGAAAACAGTTTTGATTGCGGTGATTTTAACCCGCTTGAACTGTCTGCACAAGTAACATCGGTCATTGATTGTGGAACGTATTAAGGAAAGGAGGATTGATAGAATGGCAACAAGATTTATAGCAAAGCACGGTTTGAAAAGCAATATAAATAGATTAACACTTTCGGAAGGCGAAATAGCTATTGCATATAGTGATGACAAATCAGAGGCTGAAATATATGTAGGTGGAAACGACAATACACCAATCCCCGCAGCAGGTGCGTCGATGAAAACAAAAAACCAAATATTTGTCGTGTGTGACGGCGACCACGACGAACTGAAATTACAGGCGGCGATAGATAGTGCGCAAAACAACAGCGTTATCTATCCTGTAGGTACACAATGTGTTTTGACAAACGAAAATACCATACGTGGTTATGGATTGACGAACAGTAGTGGTGGATGTGTTATATCATTAAAAGGTGGTATGACCCTAGATGGGTCAATGTGTGATGAATTCATTTTTAAAAACACAAATCCTGCTGAAAAACAGCATATTTTTCACATATCACAATTTGCGACAATGAAAAATGTAACATTGGTAGAAGATACTAAAACAGTGACATCTGATACAATTAATCCAATGGTATTATATGCTGAAAATGACTCGAACATTATGTTCTGTTCATTTGTCACTATATTTAGCACGCATCAAATAGGTGTATCAACATTTAAATTGGGTAAAGTACTATTTTTTAATAATGTTATAGATGGGTTTGAGGGTGCTCCAGGAAATGCAATAACGAAAGAAATTTACATTGCACGTTATGCAAAAATAATAGGGAATGAATTTTTAAATTTTACACAAAACAAACCACTTTTAGGGTTTATGCTTTCGGCGACAAATATTTTCTTTCAATGTAATTATATTGAAACTTGCGATAATTGTTTAATATCGTTAGGTGGAAGTATTATGGGAAATATTTTCAGATCTATGGAAGATTGTAGTATTAGCTGTGGTGGCGAAATTATAGGCAATATCTTCTCGTCAATATACCAAAATGAAGATACGTCATTCTTGACAAATTCGGGTAGCCTAATTGGGAATCAATTTACTTCAATAAGAATTACTGGGGAATATGTTCAATTCATTGATTGTAGTAATTCTTCTATTATATCAGATAATTATATGTCTATCACATCTATACCTGCGACAGGAAGTTGTTCATTGATAGGTGCAACTGGTAAGACATTAATCTTAAATAACACGTTCTCTACTTCATCATCATTAGCCGACAATAACGAGTTTAATCTTTTAGATGTCGATGGTAACACAGTAATCAAAAATAATGTAACAAGTGCTAAATCTTTTGGTAGAATTGCAGATACTTGTATTGCAGAAGGAAATATAACATCGTGGAGTTAAGGAGGCTATTATGTACAAATTTTATAGTAAAAACGGGCAGGCACAATTCTACGAACACGGTGTCGAAATTGACGGCACTGTGTACGGAATACACGCCGATAGGGATATATTACGTATAAAACGTAGGATTGTCAATGATAAATTCGCCGAAACTGACGGTGATTTCGATATGGACACAGAAATTGCAAAAATTAAGCATACAGACATCACATTTGAACAGCCTACGGCAGAACAGCTGTCACAGATACAGTCAAAAACATTTGACAGTATGTCGGATATGAAACAATATGTTCAGTCCGTTATGAACGGTGACGAAACAATGTCACAGGACGAAATCAACGCAATGCTGTTATTAAAAATTGCGGAAATGGAGGTAGCAATTACAAATGAACAAACGACTAATTAAAATGTATTACAAAAAGGGCATTTACAAAGAAAAGGATTTAAACACATTTGTAAATGCCAGATTTATCACAGAGAATGAGAAAAAAGAAATTATGGAGGGTTAAAAAATGGCTAATAAAATTCAATTTAGACGTGGACTGAGAAAGTTACTACCAACATTGTCGTTCGCTGAGCCGGCATACACAAGTGATACAAACGAGTTTTTTATCGGCACAGGCAAAGGAAATGTAAATATGAACGGTAGCTTGTGGTATACAGGCACAGCTTTAAGCGGTACGTCCGAAAACATCAACTATACATATGCAGATTGTCCTCTTGTTAAAGTGGGTGATGTGTACCTTAATACCGATTATGGCTATATCTATCAGTCTACTACAGCAGGTAGCGGTGAAGACGTAAAGTGGCAATACAAAGGTACGATAAGAGGACCACAAGGCATACAAGGTGTTAAGGGCGACACAGGCGAACAAGGTCCGCAAGGCTTGAAAGGTGATACAGGTGCAAAGGGTGAAAAAGGCGATAAGGGTGAAAAAGGCGAAACAGGAACACTTGAAAGTAATTCAGTGAAAACCGTGCATATTGCAGATGAGGCTGTTACAAGAAGCAAACTTGCAGGAGATGTTTATGATTGGATAAATAGCGGTGAATATTCCGAATCTGAATGGAATTTTGACCAAACCATAAAAAATCTAATAAAAATAGGAGCAATAAACATACCGATTTTGGAATGTTATCCTGCAGAAAATATAGGGGCGAAGATAAACACAGTAGCTAAAGTAGGTGACTTGTTTATCATAAAAAATGTGGTTGCAGACCCGGATACAGAAGCAATAGAACAAATTCGCTATAATGATGATTTAGGTTCTGTTTTTGTTTTCAACGGAAGTATACAAAAAGGATATTGTGGAGTTTGTAGAGTTACTAAAGCCTTAAAAATAATAGATGTGGGAGAATATGAAAGCGGAGAGGTTAAACTGCTATTCACATTCAAACAAGGTGGAGAAGAAGTAGTAATACGCGAGGAGGATAAATAAATGAACATTTGGGAAACAATCAATATATTTTGGGTTACATTGGCGTGTAACCTATTCATAAAAACTGTATTTGTTGCAGTTATGTTAGATACGGTTTTAGGGTTACTAAGGGCAATCAAAGAGAAAAAGTTTAATAGCTGTTTCGGCATTGACGGTGCAATACGAAAATTTGCGATGATTGTATCGGTTGTGGGTTTGGCTATTTTGGACAAGCTGATAGGCTTTAATATGCTACCGTTTGTGCCGGAAGAAGTGCTTAAATATATAGGCATTACGCAAGTGGGTATATGTGAGTTTTTCTGCTTGCTGTACATAATGTATGAAAGCATTTCGATACTGAAAAATATGTGCTTGTGTGGTCTGCCGATACCGAGCAAATTGCGAAATGGTATCGAAAAGTGGCTTGATACAATGACATCAGAACTTGAGGGGAAGAAAGAGGAATAAATATGGATTTGAAAGAGGCTATTCAGATAGAAACTTGCAAAGATTACGAAAAAGATTTGCAAGATGAATATTATCAACTGTCAATGCGATACAAAAGATTAAAAGCAACGGTTGACAGATGGGATAAGCGAGGCTTGATAACTTCCCCTGAAAGTATACGGAGTATATATGATATGCAATTAGAGGCAATGAAAGTTTATCTTGCAATGTTGTACGCAAGAGGAGCAATAGAAGGCGTTAAATTGAAAGAGGTGTAGGAAATATGAGAATTGGAATTAACTGCGGACACACTGTAAGCGGCACTGTCGGTTGCGGTGCAGTCGGTTACATAGACGAAAGCGTAGAGGCACGAAAAGTCGGCTATGCACTTGAAACGTTATTGAAAAATGCAGGTCATACGGTGTATGACTGCACCAACGACTATGCACCGACGGTAAGTTCAAATTTAAGACAAATAGTTGATATGGCAAATTCACAGTCACTTGACTTGTTTGTATCAATTCACTTTAACAGTGGCGGTGGGCAAGGTACAGAGGTGTGGACTTACGGCGGCAAAAAGTTTGATGAGGCAGCAAATACTTGCAAGGCGATAAGTGAATTGGGTTTTAAAAACAGAGGTATTAAAGACGGCTCTAAGCTGTATGTGGTACATCACAGTGACGCGAAAGCTATGCTTGTTGAAGTGTGTTTTGTAGATACAGAGGACGCAAATAAATACAAGAAAATCGGTGCGACAGAGTTTGCAAAAGCGATTTTTAAAGGAATTACAGGACAAGTGACAAAGGATAAAACAAACAAGGAGGAATTAAATATGACACAATATGAGGAACTACTTAGCAAAATTAATGAGTTGGACAAGAAAAAGGCAGATAAATCAGAAATGATTTACGATTGCATTGACAGTAATATGCCCGAATGGGCGCATAAGCCTGTTCAGTGGTGTTTGGATAACGGTATTGTATCAGGCGCAGACGACGCGCACCTTAATCTAAACAATACAAAATTGTGGGTATGTGTTGTTGTATATCGTGCAGTTAAATTTGTTGCAGGACTTATGAAAATCAAGATTTGATAAGGAGTAAATGACTATGGGTTTGGCAGATACAATAAGAAATAAGGTAAACAGCCTTTTTAATTTCGATTCACAACAACAGAGTAATCAATTAAAAAACAAAATTGATACATTGTATGGAAAGCAAAATACAACAACGGCACCGAACATAAATTCCTTTAACCCGTTCATCAGCAAAAGAGACGGACAGGTTATAAATAAAATGGCTGATTATAAGCCGATTGTAAACAGTAGTGCGACAAGCGATAAGGTTAGAGAATGGATAACACAAGCAACAGGTATTCAACCAACAAACACAATGTCAAATTCATCAAATTCTACTCAAAATGAAAATAGTACCGCTCTTAGCAGTGGTACTATTAATTCAAACGGTGATGATAATGTTGGTTTTAACGGAAATCTTGACAGCTCATCGCTTGGAAGTCTTGACGTAGCAACGCAACTTCCGAAACTGTCAACAGCACAAATAGCCGAAATCATTAAAAAGCACTTTAACCGCAGTTCAGTCATATCAACAAGTGACGCAGAGGGTATATACAATGCTCAAAAAACAACAGGTATGAGCGCTTTGGCAATACTCGGTATCGGAGCTTTGGAAAGTGGTTGGGGTACTTCAAACATAGCCAAGAAAACCAATAATATTTGGGGTTACGGTGCTACAAATGTTAATCCTGAGGGTAATGCTCATAGATACGGTCAAATGTCACAAGGCGCTACTCAATTTGCAACTGAATTTATGAAAACATACTACAATGGGTATGGTGCAAAGTCGATTAATTCAGCAGGTACAGGTAACAACCCGAAAGGAATGGGGTATGCATACACAGACGGTGGAGCAATAGATAGCAGTTGGGCGACACAGGTAAGTTCTATTATGGGACAACTATACAACACAGCTAAGGGTGTAAGCGGTTCAAATACAGGTAATTCATCAAGTCATTCATCAAGGAGTTATCTAAACAGATTGAGTTATGCAAACAATTCAAACACTTCGTCAGGCGGTTCTTCCAAAGGACAGCAGATTGTTGCGGCGGCAAAGCAGTATTTGGGAACACCGTATGTATACGGCGGTACTTCGTCAAGCGGTGTTGATTGTAGCGGTCTTGTACAACTCGCGGCGAAAGCAAGCGGTATTGATATACCACGAACAACATACGACCAAATAAATGTAGGGCAAGCCGTAAGCAAGAATAACTTGCAAGAAGGCGACCTTGTATTTTTCAGAGGCTCGGGCGGTAGTGCGTCAGCTCCGGGACACGTTGGAATTTATATAGGTAACGGACAGTACATACAGGCACCAAAGACAGGTGATGTCGTTAAAATCAGCAATTTATCAGGACGTAGCGACTATGTCGGTGCAAGAAGAATAGCATAAGGAGGTAAAATGAATGGCATATAATACGCAAGACGCCGTAAATACAATATTACGGCTAAAAGGTAATTGGCTTAATGCAAATGCAGAGGGCGATACAAAGAAAACGGCACAAATAGCAAACGAGGCACAAAACTATTACGGACAAATGCGTGAAAATGGTGACACAAAGCTTGCCGACACGCTTTATAACAGCGGATATGACGCGTCAAAGAAGTATGTTAATGACTACTTTGCACAGAGCGGTAAAAGTGCAATTAGACCGTATTTTTACGGCTTAGGCTCAAAGTACGGTTTAAGTCAAAGCGATATAGACAATGCACTTCAATATAACGATACGACAGGTGAGGTTAGCTTAGGCGGTAAAAACATAGGCAAGCCGTCGGCAATAGGCTCAAATGGGGTATCTTATTGGGATAACAGTACGCTTGATAATGCTTTTAAAAACTATGTTCAAGACACAGGCAAAAGTCAAACCACATCAAGCCTTGTAGGTCAACAGCAAAGTAATCTATTCGACCATTATAACGACTTGATGAAAACAAATACACAAGATTATAACGACTATATGAACTTGGTTAAAGCTAATCCTTTTTCTACCGATGAGGCAAAAGCGATACTTGGTAAATATAATCTATCAGCTATACAGGGAAGAAATAATCAGCTTGCTTTAGGTACAGCTTCAAACGGCGGTAATGTTGACAGTTACAGCGCCGCAAACGCAATGCGACAGCAAGCGGCGCTATACTCACAGGCGCAACAGAATGTATTAGACGCGTATAATGCAAAGGTGCAAAACGCTTATAATTCAACGCAAAAAATTGAACAGGCACGAAAAATCCTATCCGATATGGGTGTTCAAATCGACAATGCGTTCAACAGAGACGAAACAGCAAAGAATAACGAAGTACAAAGAAATGAAACTGTACTTAACGGTAAAGTATCACGTGACGCAACAACAGCACAAGTTACAGGTCAAATTCCTAAGGGTATGCAATATTCTTCAAATCCATTCTTTGATGATAACGGCAATCCGATAGAAGATATTGACTATAAAAAGGTAATCGAACAAGCTATCGCAAGAGGTGATACGCAGACAGCACAGGCGGCGAGAGTTGCAAGGGGCGTAAAAATTTGGAACAACTACAGTAAATACGGTCAATATGATGACGGTGATTACGGTGTTCCGAATACGCAAACAGAGGACGCAAGACAGTTTGACGCAGAACTTAAAAACAGCAAGGATATTGCACAAATGGGTTACGACCACGAAGAAAGAATGCCAGGCATTGAGGCTGACAATACAATCCGTATTAACAATAATCAAGCCGATAATACAATTCGTGTTAATGACGCAAGTGCCAAGAATGACATGGACGTTGCAAACAACCAATCACGTAATAACATAGCGGAGGCAAATAATAATTCTCGTAACAATATAGCAGAAGCAAATAACACCTCAAAAAATAATATTGCAGAAAATACAGCTAAATCAAACGACGCAATTAATGAATATAATCAAACGAGTGGTGCAGTAGGAGCAAATGGTAGTTCAACCGGTCAGGTGAGCGGTTTGGACAGTTCATTTTTGAAAGATTGGGTTAAACAGAATAATAAAAGGTCTCAAACGTCATCAGGCATGGATATACTTCAAAAAAATTCAGCCGGACAATATCAAGTAAATCCGAGTATTCCGAGCGGTCAAAAGAAAATGCTTATAGCCAACGTATTAAATGACACATCTATCGCACAAAACCACAAATTACCGTTATTAAAGTCTATAGGAATATCAGACGATGAAATATACGAAGTAACTCAACAGTAAAAATAGGAGTATAGGTATGGGAAAAATAACATCATATAAGGATTTTAAAAATAATGTTCAATCAATTCGTGATGAATTAACAAAACAAGGGTACACACCAAGAAGTGTACCCTCTGAACAAAAAGAAGAAACAAAAAACACAAAGAAAATCGAAAAGGGCAAGGGTTTATTCAAAGAAACAGGAAAGTCAAGTTTTAATGATATACCTAAAATTCAAGAACTACAAAACGAATATCAAAAAGCAAAAGATTGGGGATTTTACGATTACACAATAGACCAAATCAAAAAAGAGGAACTCCCAACCAAATTCGGCAATGTCAATATGAACAAGCGACCTCTTATACGTTGGAATGATGAATTAAAGAAGAAGTATGAAAATGAGTTGAAAAGTTGGGGGTATGACCCTGAAATCGGCGGTATTGATACAGTATTTGGTGGTTCTGATAAATTCGGAACGGATATAAATAACAGCGGTTGGAATGTGGCTTATACGCCTATTATGCCTGACGGAACTTTTTTGGATAAAGGTACTGTTGATAATTATATGAACTCTTTAGTGAAAGAGGCATATGAAAAAAACGGAAATGTTACAAATGAAGAATTAGAAACGCTTGATAAAAAAGGTATGCAAGTGGGCGACAAATATGTTCACGGCATTTTTGCAGGCGTTGACGGTGACGAAAAAGATTATCATAAGCCATACAGTGCAGAGGATAGAGGCAAACTTATGCACTTTTCGGGTAAGTATGGTGCTATTAATATTGCCAAAAGAGGGACTGATAATTTAAAAACAAACCCGAACGAAGAACAATCAGATTCAGACGAAAAAGAAGAATATCTAAATCAACAAGTCGATATACCGATAACGGATAATAAGAGTATTTCGTTAAAATATCGAACAGTTAAGACAATAGATAATTTTCTTAAACGCAATAAAGAAAAAAATAAATATAAAAAAGCACAACAACTTGACGAAATGATAGATAAATTAGACCTATCAGAAAACGAACTAAAAAATGCGAAATCTTATGCCGGTTTAAAGAAACTATCGCTTATGTCAAGTTCAAACGGTAAAGACAGTGTAGAGAAAGAAATTACTCAACCTATTGCGAATTTCTTTAAGGGTGCATACGATTCAGCTGATAGCACTATAAGGACGTTTGTAAAAGACGGTTTTCCTTTTAAAGCATCAAAATTGGGTGGTGGAGAATATTCGCAACAGTTGCAAGAAATTGATAAATATTATACTGAAAATCCTGATGAGTTGGGAAATGATTTTTTTAGTAAAACTTCTGATACTTCCGGTGCTAAAGGGGATTATTTTGCAAAATTAAATCTTGACAAATGGATGGAAAGATACAACGACACAAATCCTATAACTCATGCTATAGGCGAGTGGGGGTTTAGGTCGGCAGGTGAAATGGCAGGTGCGGCAGCCACAGCTGAAATGACAGGTCTGAATGACTTGACAAGTGGTGTAGGAAGAGCAATAGGAATGACCGCAAAAGGAACAAAAGCGGGTCAAGCTATTTCTAAAGTTGCAAATGCCACACCTGATATAGCAAATGTCGCTGAAAAAGGAATTGGCTCAAAAATTGCTAATGCCGCAATCAATAAAGCTAATACCCTTTCGATAGGTTCGGCTGCTAAATTTTTAAACCCTTTGGATAATTCTACTACTTTGCTTATGGGTATCGATTCAGCACAACAAAAATATGACGACCTTGTCAAAAATGGATATGACAAAGATACGGCTTATAAAAATGCAATGTTCACAGGTTATGTGAATACAATTACAGAAAAAATGGGGTATGATGGCACTCCTAAAAGTATGATGTTTGCGTTAAGTCCAACAGGCTCAACAAAAAAGAATGTCGGCAAAGTTCTTAAACAGTATATGAAAGCTAATGTCGGTGAAGGTTTGGAAGAAGTGTACGCAACATTATTTGAAAGAATGGGTGACGTCGTTTCAAAAGTAGGATATGTTGATGAAAACGGAAAAATACAACAAAGAAAACTTGTAGGTAAAGAGGGTGTTATAGATTTACCTGCTTTGGGCGAGAGTTTTCTTGGCGGTGCTGTCGGTGGTGCTGTAATGGGCGGTGCAGGTGTAGTAGATAACATTTTACATACTGACGCAAAAAGTGTAAGACAATATGGTGATGAAGTAAAAAAAATTATTAGCAGAACCAACAAAGAGGTATCACAGAAAGTGCGTGAGGCAGGTGCAGAAATGCCTGAACTTCCAAAACAAATTGATTGGAAAAAATCAAGCGTAGCGGAAATGAATGATTACTTCGTTAAAACGATGAATGCGTATAGAGATATACTTTCAGACGAAAAAGTTATAAATTATGATAAAAGAGTAGCAGAAAATACTTTAAACAAAATGAATACTGCTGAAACAGGCAATGAGGTAAATGAAGCTACAAACATTAATAACGTAAATGCAACACCACAAACTGAAAATTCGATACAAAATGTACCGAAAACATCGGAAATAGAGCCTTTGCAGACAGTTCAAGAAACAGCACCATTAAATGCGCAAGTAAATGATATAAGCAACATTAACACTCAAAACAGCAAAATTAACGCTGATAATTCAACCATTAACGATACAACGAGTGAGATTAACAGTGTAGATACATTAAATGCAATAGATACATTACCTAATATAAGCACGCAAGAAAACGGCGTACAATCGTCTGTAAATCGAGTTACAGAGAAAGTACATAATGCAATGAATAAAGTCGGCTTAAATGTATCTGAAAGTGCAACAGGTATACAAGAGGCAAATACAAAGTTTATGTCGAACAATGATAATCTTTTTGACAGAAACTATGTAAGCAACTATGCGAATGACTTTGTGCAAGCTATGTCAGAGAAAAACGGACGTAGCTACACAGTTTTATCACAAGAAACAGATAATCTTGCTGATGAACTTGTAAATAAAACTCTTACCGGAAACAGTGTACTTGACGGAAACAGAGAATTTCAAACCGTAGTCAGAAATTTTAAAGATGTTTTAAGAGAGGGGATAAAGAAAAACGCCAATCTACACAATAATGTATATGGTGCAAACGAAGTTTTAAACGCGCAAGTGCAAGATATAGAAAATGGCGATTATTCTTCACTTAATATAAGTGAAAATGCAAATAACAATATAAAATTTGCTCCGGTAAGTGAAAATGGACAAAATGTAGGTTATGTTATAGAACAAGGCATTGACTATACGAACCAACTAAGTGAAACGTCGTTTGCAGTAAAACAGAAAAATGGAGAATACGAAACAAAACAAGGAGTTACATACGGTCACTTTGGCACGCACCAAAGTTCAAACGGTAGTTATATTGTATCGTATTTGCCGACGGGCAACGCAACAGCAATATTCCCTAATCAAGACACTGCTATTGAATTTATGAAGCAAGTCGAAAATGAAACAAGTGGATATTCGATTTATTTGCATAACGACAATGATGGGATAACAAAGACAGGGGGCGAAATATCACAATTTATAAACGCATTAAATACAATAAAGAGTAATTTGCAAGTTAAAGAAAATTCTGCTAAAGAAATGGTCAGTGCCAATCCCCTTGCAGCGCCGGTGGAAAATGCAACTCAAAAAGACAATTCCACAATAGAAATACCTAAATCCGATATCAAAACAAATGAAACACTTCCTGTAGGTCAATTACTTGAAGATTACAATGATGCTGTGGATAATATTCTTTCTGTATCTGATGAAACAGCAAAAGAACTCGCAGATAATAGAGTTGCGGTCGAGATATTAAAAAATACCCCTAACGTCATTCTTGACAATGTTAAAGGTGCAAGAGATCTGAAAGTGATAATCAATTATACCAAGTTATATCTTGCAGTTAGAAAAAACGGTGTTTTTGAGGGACATTATCACAATTTAGGTGCGGAAATCGCAAAAAAATTACCTGATTTTCTACAAAATCCCGACGCAATTATACAGCTTGCAAATGGTAAACTAAACTTGTTCACAACAGTCAAAACAAAAAAAGGAAATAATGGCATAATATCCGTTGAGCTTAACAGTACGAAAGATATTGGTGGCAAATACAAAGATTACAATGTTGTTGTAACAATGTTCAGTTCCAATGATAACTATACTAAAAACTTGATTTCCGGTGAAGGTGTAAACATAAAATACAAAAAAGAGGATTTATCGCAAGTGAATCCCCAACTGTATAAGTGGTTGGCAATTATTAACGATAAATCCTCTACTAACAATATTGTATCACAAGATAGTGATGTTGTCAATAGTAGTATACGTCGAGATACAGAAAATGATACATTAAATTTGAAAGATAAATGTAACCTCACACAAACAAAGCATACCAAAACAGGCGAGGATTTATGGATTATAGGCTTAAAAGAGAGAATTTCAGCAGATGAATATAAAAAGCTAAATGCAAAAGTAAAAGCAGTAGGCGGCTATTATTCAAGATACGCAAAAACACCCGACGGCAAACCGATACCGGGTTTTATTTTTAAAAGTGAACCAACAGAAGAAGTTTTTGATGTGTTTAATGATTTCTTTGGAACCACAGGCACTTTAAAAGAAACAGATGATGTACAAGCAGATGAAAATATCAAAGATAGTCAATCAACAAATAATAATACAGAAAGTGACGAAGAAAACGTTTCAGAAAACAATAAAACTGTATTGAACAGCCAATCCGAAAATGATACAATAAAAGAAATACCTGACTTGGAAATCGGCGATGTAATCGAGTATGATGGCAGGCAATGGAAAGTTACACAAACAGGCTTAAATATGAGTTTTGAAAATCTTGATAAGAGTGACAACAAACAGACATTCTCACATATCGGCGGTATAGAAAACTTTAAGCAAACACACGATTACAAAGTGGTTTCAAAAGTAGATAATCAAAAAAACGGAGGTAAAGAAAATGGCATATCGCAACAAGGAGTATTGGACGGAAAAAGTAGAAATGATGATAGAGGACTACGCACCCGAACTGACGGAACTAATGAAGAAAGTGGAATTGACGGAGTTCATACGTCACATAGCGACGATAGCAACAACGGACTACGACAATCAGTTGGAAACGAAAGAAACAGACCCGATGTCAGAGATGATAGCGAGGGAATATACGGAGGAACTGATAAAAGAGAAACTACATCAGAAACTGAAGGAGTATCAGACGGAGGACGACGAGGACGAGGAACAGTACACAATGGAGGAATTGATGTTGTTCAAGGAATGGGTGGACAGCCTGGACAATTAAAAGACAACACCGATGATACACCCGATGTTATAGAAACAGGCGCAAAAACCGTCAAAAAAGAAAAGTTACCGTCTAATAAGAATAATTTTGTTATAAGCGATGATTTTGCTGAAAAATACGATACTACTCCACCGAGTGCAAAAGATAACCTTGACGCAATAGAGTTACTTTTGAAGTTGGAAGAAGAAGGACGAGAAGCAACAAACGAAGAAAAAGAAATACTCGCAAAATACAAGGGGTGGGGTGGAATAGATACAAGACGTCTGCCGTATGAACAATATTCAAGATTTAACAGATATTTTGACGGTGTGCAACGAAAAAATGTACAAGATTCGATGAATAACGCATTTTTTACACCTACAAAAGTTGTTGATGCAATGTATAACGGTCTTAAAAGATTAGGTTTTAAAGGTGGAAACGTTCTCGAAACTTCAATGGGTATAGGTAATTTCTTTGGTAGAATGCCTGTCGCAATGACTGCAAAATCAGCACTTACAGGTGTGGAACTCGAAACATACACTGCAAGAATTGCACAATATCTATATCCTGGAGCAACTGTAATTAATAAACCGTTTCAAGATATAGCATTTAAAAACAATTCATATGATTTAGTAATCGGTAACGTACCTTTCGGTCAAAACAAGATTTCATATGATAAAAAGAAATATTCAATGCACAATTATTTTATCATATCATCTTTGGACAAAGTGCGTGAGGGTGGCATTGTAGCTGTTATTACAAGTTCAGGTACATTAGACAGTTATGGAATAGACGCAAGAAAAGCTATTATGGATAGAGCTGACGTTGTCGCTTGCTATAAACTGCCGGAAGGTGTATTTTCACGAAGTGCAAATACCGGTGTACAATCTGATTTGTTAATTCTTCAGAAGCGCGCAAGTGGTCAGCGACCGAGTGGCGACAGTATTTTGAATGTTACCACGACCGATGATGGATTGAGAATTAACGAGTATTTCAAAAAGCACTCGGAAAATATTTTAGGCGCTCTCGCGAAAGGAACTAATGCGTGGGGCGAAATTACAACAGTAATCGGTGATGGTAACTTCTACGAAAAACTAAACGACGCAATGTCAAAATTGCCGAAAGGACTAATGAATGGCAAAAGTGAGTTAAAGAAAGTTGAAACACTTGTTTCGTGGTCTGAAAAGCCTAAATTTTTTGAAAAAGGCGGACGCATTTATGAAGACGACGGAGCAGGAACAGCAACTGCTTTAAAGGGAGCAAAAGAAAATACAGCACGCGACTATATTGCAGTAAGGGACGTTTATAAAGAGCTTCTTGAAGCTTACGAAAAAGAATTGCCGGATGATGATATTGAAATATTAAGAAAAAAATTATCAGAAGTATATGATAATTTTTATAAAAAACACGGTCCGATTACAGGTGACGGAAAGAAAAAAATAGGTAAAAAGAAAAGCACGAACAATAGTTTTTTGAAAGCTGATTCAGATTTCTATTTAGTAGGCGGTTTGGAAAGATACGACAAAGCAAAAAAAGAATTTGCAAAATCGGTATTGTTTGAAAAAGATACGTTACGCAAGAAAAAAATTACTAAAGTGGATACTGCGTCTGACGCACTTGTAGTATCTATAAACGAAACAGGCAAAGTCGATTTTAAACATATGCAAGAATTGACGGGCAAAACCGAAAAACAGATTGCTGATGAATTAAAGGGTGAAATTGTGCTTACACCTCAAGGCGATTATGTTCTTACTGATATATATTTGTCGGGCAACATCTACGAAAAGTTAGACGAAGTAAAAGGTAAGCCCGACTTTGAAGAACAAGAAAAAATGCTTGAGCAAGTCTTACCAAAACCTAAAAATGCCTCTGAAATAATTGTTAAACTCGGTGCAAACTATATCGACCCGAAATATATAGAAAGTTTTGCACTTGATACTTTTGGTCAACGCTTGAATATAGAAAAAGATTCAAGCGGAAAATGGAAGATTGATGGAGCAGGACAAAGACGATATGGCGAAATCGTGAACACAAAATATGGTTGCAAGGCTTTTAATGCGGTACAACTTCTTGAAAAGGTGTTAAATGACGGCGAAATATTGGCTAAAACGAAATCTGTTGTTGACGGTAAAGAAGTTGTTACTATAGATACAAAAATGACAGAAGTCGCAAAGCAAAAAGCTGAAGATATAAAAAACGTTTTCAATTCCTGGATATTCCGTGACAGCAAAAGAAGAAATGTTATTGTAGATAAGTATAACCGAATGTACAATAATTACAGACCTCTTAATTACAAGAATATAGCTGAAAAGTTATCCTTTGATTCAATGAGCGAAGAATTAAAAGAAAAGCTATATCCACATCAAAAGAACGGTATTGCACGCTTTTTGTTTGGCGGAAATACTCTTTTTGCACACGGTGTAGGAACAGGTAAAACATTTGAAATGATTGCTTCGGTTATGGAAGCTAAGCGAATGGGTATCATAAATAAAACTGCAATGGTTGTTCCAAACAACAAAGTAGTCGATTTCAGAAACGATATAGCAGAAGCTTATCCGACAGCAAAAGTGCTTGTGATAGATACAGCAAAAGCCAAAAGACAATCTATGCTTGGATTGGTTAATTCAAATGATTGGGATATAGTCCTTATTGCAAGAACTACATTCACTAAAATACCGGTAAGTAAGCAACTGGAAGCAAATTTTATTTCTCAACAACTTGAAGAATGCAATATACAAATCGCAGAAGCTGAAAGCAACAGAGATGGTTCTACAAGAGCATATAAAAATCTGATAAAAAAGAGAAATAACCTTGAAGATAAATTAAAAAATCTAAATGCAGATACAAAACGTGATGAAAACGGTATTGAATTTGAAAAGCTTGGTTTTGACGCTATTTGTGTAGATGAAGCACATAACTATAAAAGTATTACAACACCTACATCACTTAGTATTAAAGGTTTAGCAAATAGTAGCAGTGCACAGCAAGCTAACGATATGCTGATGAAGTTAGACTATTTGCGTTCAATAAACGGAAAAATCGTGTTTGGAACAGGCACACCTATAACAAATACTGTATCAGAAATATACAATATGATGCGAATGGTACGACCAGATATATTAGAAGAAGCAGGAATACATTCACTTGATGAATGGGTTAATACATTTGCTAAAATTGAAAACACAGTAGAATTAGGAATTGATGGGCAGATTAAACCGAAATCAACACAAGTAATACGCAGTTTTGTAAATGCGTCTGAAATGATAGGACTGTTTCGACAATTCGCAGACATAGTTTTTACAGAAGATGTTGTAAAGGATTTGCCTAAAGCGAAGTATGTAGACATAAAAATCGAAGGAACTCCGGAGCATAAGCAAATACAACAACAAATTACAGATACTTTAGCTAATACTAACAAGAAAGAAATGCTAAAAGTATATGCTCGTCTAATGGCGATGGCAGATATGGCGTCTGTTGATACAAGAATGCTTTCAGGCGCTGAAACAGACGTAAATATGTATAAAGATTACTCTGTTGATGAACTTGAACACGAAAATAGTAAAATTAACACTATGTGTAAACAAGTTCTCAATGAGTACAAAAATTCTAATAACATAAAAGGCACTCAAATCATATTTTGCGATAAAGGTGCAGGTTCTGGCGAAGTATATTCTTTTAATTTGCATAAGGATATTAAAAATAAACTGATTGAAAGAGGTGTACCGGAAGAAGAAATTGTTATAATAAGCAACCAAAAAGACGCACAGCTTGAAGAGCTATACGAAAAAGTAAATAACGGCGACGTTCGTGTATTAATTGGAACTTGTCAGAAGATGGCTGAGGGACTTAACGTTCAAAAACGTGTTGTAGCAATACATCACCCCACAGTTACATATAAACCGTCAGATTGGGAACAAAGTAATGCTCGTGGTGTTCGTTCGGGAAATATCAACAAAGAAGTACGCATTTACAGATACCTACAAGAAAACACTTTCGACAGTCATAAGTGGCAAGCGCAGGACCGCAAAGGCGAAATGATAAGAGCCGCTTTGCGAGGCGACGCAATTTCAGAAATGGAAGATGTCGGAGCAAGCGACGACGGTGGCGAATCAATAGACGCCGCAACAGCTATGGCTATAACATCAGGCAATCCACTTGTAAAAGAAAAGATAGATATAGACAAAGAAGTGTCAAGACTTAAAACACTGGAACAAGGTTATTTGAATGAAATTTATCACTATCAAGATGTCGTTGCAAAAAATCCACACTTGATAGAGGAGTACACTGACCGAGAAAAAGGCTTGAAAAATGATATTGCTTTAAGAGATAAATATAATGAGAATGAAATAATCATTAAAGATAAGCGTTATGAAAAACAAAAAGACGCAAACAAAGCGCTTTCAGAAGCTATAAAGTCTGCTCCGAAGAATGGCAAATATAATGCAATCGGCTCATATAACGGCTTTAAAATTAAGTTTAAAGGCAATACAGGCGGTATGGATTACTCACTTGTAATTCAAGGTGAAAACACCTACACAGTCGAGTATGCTGGCGGTGCAAATAATATTGCAAGAATAGCAGGTGTTCTAAAGAGGCTTGATTCGGATTTAAGCAATACACAAAATAGTATTACTAAGTTTAAAAGCGATTTGGAATTTGCAAAGCAGGAAGCAAATAAGCCTTTCGAAAAAGAAACAGAGCTAAAAGAAGCTCTTGCCAAGCAGAAAGATATAACATACAAGTATGAGCATTATAATGAAACATCTGCAAATCAAAAAGCAGAGAACACGAGTGAAACAAGTGAGAAAATAGTAAACAAGACTGATACGAGTAGTGATATTCAGTATTCTAAGCAAGCTAATACTGTTGATACTTGGACGTCTAACGAACTGCAGAACAGCAAAAAACAAAAGAATAAGAAATTAGGCGATATTGTTTCGTATATTTCAAAAGAGTTCAATATACCTATTTCAAAAGGAAATTTGTCACTGACAAGAGCTAAAGGTGAGTTTAAGAAACTTTCGAAAGCTGTAAGACTTCGTATAGCAAATGACTTGCCGACAGCTACTCACGAATTAGGACATTTGCTTGATGATGAATATGATTTTACTTCATCAGCTAATATTGATGAGATAATCGACTTTGCACAACGAAAAAGCCCAACATTGATGAAGCAATATAAAAAAAGTGAAGTACCGGACGAGGCAGTGGCTGAATTTGTGAGAGAGTTTGTTAAAGACCCGCAAAGTACAATAAAGGAAGTACCGAAATTTTCGAAAGAATTCATTGAGACCCTTTCTCCAAAGGACGCTCAAGCTTTGAAAACATTATCGGAATATTCACAGCAATATTATAATTCGGACTTTATGGACAAAGTAGACGCGGCAATGACCAGCAACAAGGAGATAAAAAAGAAAAACAAACCAACAGCAAGTGAAATATCGAAAGAAATATACACCAAGTTGGTTGATAGCTTTGCACCTATCAAAGAAGCTACTGATTATGTTAAAGAGTTAAAAGGAACTCTCAGCGGAAGAAAGGACGCGTACATTTTAGCTATAAATTCTAAAAATGTAGACGCTACTATGTCTACTATATTTAAAGAAGGAATGGTAGACCCAAACGGCAATTTGACAGGTGGGAAAGGTTTGATAGATTGTATTAAAGATATATCACACAAAGATATAGATTTGTTTGATAAATATTTAGTATTAAAGCACTCTTTAGAATGGATTGAACCCCAAGAAGGCGCAAAACTAAAACGAGTATTTAGCGATGATACTTTGCAGAATTCTGAACGAATAAAAAGAGAAATAGCAAATCTTGAAAACAATCACCCTGAATTTAAAGAAGCGTCGGAAAATCTGTACAAGTTCCAACAAGATATGTTAAAATATTGGGTAGTATCTATGGGTGGTATGGATGCTATTACATACAACAAACTACAAAAAATGTACCCACATTACGTGCCGTTTATGCGTGACACTGGTAGGAACAGAACAGGATTTAAAAGTGGTTTTGCAAATCAGCAAAGTCCTGTAAAAACTGCGAAAGGTAGTGGTGCTACAATCATATCCCCACTTGAAAGTATTATAAAAAATGTAGAAAAGCAAGTAAAGTTCGGAACAAGAAACAGAGTTATGGCGGTATTGGGTATGTATGCGGACAATGTACCGGGGTTTGCTAATTTTATAGAACCTGTGCCACCAGACCAAGTAAAGAATATAATCAACATTGAAAAGTTGTCTGATGAATTCTTAGGCAGAATGTCAGAAAGTCTTGACGAAAACGATTTGTTTAACTTAACAGAGGTTTTTGAAGACGTATTCGGCACACAAGTTGAAAGTTATACACCTGTAGTTATACCTGGAAAGCAAATAGTTACATATTTGAATAAAGGCAAGCGCAAATATTATCAGGTACACGATAAGGCACTGTTTAATGCTATAACAAATTTAACACCGGTCCAAACAGGAAAAATAATGAATTTTGCAGGAAGAACTTTAGGTATAACAAACGCACTGATAACGCAACTAAATCCGGTTTTTGCTACCACGAACGCAATACGAGATTATGATACTGCAATGAAAAATTCAAAAGCATATAATAATCCTATTACTTTTACAGGTGCATATATGTCAGCTTTATGGGACGTTATAAGAAACAGTGATAATTATAAACAATATAAAGCTGCAGGCGGTGGACATATGTCAATGTTCAGCGATAATATTGATGTACTGAAAAAGACTTTGCGTGAGGTGAACTCAAAAGATGCAGGACTTGCAAGGCGTTTGGCACAAGCAATATTCTTACACCCAATAGAATGCGTTACAAAAATCAACGAAATCACCGAAGCTATTCCGCGACTGGCTGAATTTAAAGGTATGAAGAAAAAGGGAGCCGATAATCAACAAGCTATTTATGCCGCGTCTGATATAACCGTCAACTTCAATAGAAGCGGTGAGGTCGGCAGAAAACTAAATAAAATATTTAGATTTTCAAATGCGACTGTTCAAGGTATGGATAAACAAGCTCGTATATTCACAAGTGGTGGTAAAAAAGAGATTGCAAAGCATATGCTTAGGTACCTAATCAGTGCAATTTTAACTACTGCACTATTGGAATTTTGGAACAGGACGTCAGATGAAGATGGTTGGGAAGAATTATCTCAGTATCAAAAAAATAATTTTTACTGCATATCTATAGGTAACGGAAAATTTATAAAAATACCTAAATCAAGAGAAGCAGCAATACTAAACACAACAGCAGAAAGAGCCGCCGATTACGCTTTTGGTGATAAAGAAGCATTTTATCAATTTGGGCAATACATCGGTGATACAACATTACCTGCGTGGTTGCCTGTTACCGGTATTGCAGAAGGAGGAATTGAAGAAGGTGTACATCAAGCTGCAGGAGGTACAATATTAGGCGGAATTGTTGATAATATGGTTAATAAAGACTTTAAAGGTACGCCGATAGTAAGTTCGGCACTTGAGGACGAGCCAAACAAGGAGCAATACAACCAAAAAACTTCTTTATTGGCAAAGTCAATAGGTCAGACATTTAACTGGTCGCCGATGAAAATAGACCACTTAATTGATAATTATACCGGTATTATCGGTAAGCTCAATAGGTCGGTTACTGCTGACGGCTTCAATCCGTCTAACCTATACGGAACGTCTTTCAGCGCGGATAGTGCATATTCAACAGACGTATTTAATAAGGTATACGAAAGACGAGATAAAATGTTTAAGAAATATCAAAACAATCCTACACCACAAAATGCTTGTATGTACGAGAAATATGCAAGTAAGGCTACATATATAACGCAAGCCAACAAAGCAATAAAGAGATTATCTGAGAGCGAGCAAAGAAAAGCCAGACAAGAGCTTATAGCAGACGTCAGAAATATTAATTCGGGAATAACAGATACAGACAAGAGTATCGTTGGTTTGTTTAATAGTAAGCAAATGACGACTGATGATGGATATATGAGCAGTTTACCACAATCAAAAATAACTATGACGGTGGATAAACAGTCTTACATTTGGGAAATGACATATACAGAATACAAAAAGTATTACGAGGACTATCAAAAAGTGCTTGAAGCAAACCGAAAAAAACTTATAAATACATCCAAATATCAAGGGGCGTCTGATAACGAAAAGACAGAAATGTTAAAGCAGTTGGGCAGTGATGTTTTGAAAGCGATTAAAGACCAGTACAAAGAAAAGAACAAGTCAAAGTTCAAAAAAGACGAATAGAAAATAAGCTACCGGCGTTAAGTCGGTAGCTTATTTTAATTGTATCACACTCTATTTTGCGTAGTTTCTGACTAAAATCTGACTAACTTTTGACTAACTGACTAACAAAAAAGTATAACATTTTATCGTTTTTTATCACTTTTTATCACATTGATTTTCTTCTCACAAGCACTAAAAAACCGCATAAACGCTTGATTTCAAGCATTTATACGGTTTATGATGAGTTGGTACGCCCGGAGGGATTCGAACCCCTTAAATATTTAATGAATATGCGGTTTCG